GTCCCGACTCGGGTTACATTACCGTCCATGCCGGTTCTGGTATGCCAGCTAAAAACTACCCCTTTTACGAAGAGGTTGTCTATATGCTGAAGAACCACCCGGATAACGATGGTGTGGAATTTGTTCAGGTCGGCGGTTACGACGAAGAACCGGTCCCGGGGTGTTACCAGTATCAGGGTGGTTCGGGATATTTTGAGTTCCAAGGGGGACCGGACCTGAGACAGGCGGCATATATTGTTAAAAATGGAATCTGCCATATCGGTAACGACTCTCTGTGGGCACACTATGCAGGTGGGGTTGATATCCCCGCCGTTATATGTTATGGACCCACTATTGCAAATGTCTGTTCTCCGAGCTTCGGGGGCAAAATCCGGACTGTAGAGAGCCACAGGAATGGAGAAAGGGCTACCAACAACCCGAACGAACAGAAAAGGACGATAGATTTGATTCTTCCCGAACAGATCGTGAATGAGGCGTGCGGACTCCTCGGGTGGTCAGAAGTAAAGAAGAAGACAATCTGGGTGGGAGAAAGGTATTCCTCTACCTACCTAGACATTGTCCCCGACGTTATCGCCGCGCCCGTCAATGACAAGGGTGTCCCGGATATCCGGATGGACCTCCATTTTTCTGAAGAAAACCTCGCGTTCTTCCTGTCCCATGGCCGATGCACAATAACGACAGAGAGGCCCATCAATGTGGATCTCCTTTCCTCTCACGGTAACAACATCGCGATGATAGACTATATCTCCCCCTCTCCTAGCGTTAAATTTTGCAAGGCGATAAGCGGTCTTAAAATACCCATGAGGGTAATGACACTTTCGCCGTCCAAACTAAAAAAGGCAAGGCTCGACTTGTTCGGGCACTGCTCGCCCACACTGTTCGGCAAAAAGACAAAGCCAAAAATCCCCGTGACGAAAAGGAGTATGTTCAAAACAAAGAAATATTACATTTCCGGAAAGAATATCTATAGGTCCGCGTATCATTGGTCTAACCAGATAGATCCTTTGGATAGCTGTGAAAACGTTTCTACGGAAATCGGCGGGGCGGTTAATTCTAAACTTTTTTGGGCGGACCAAGACTATCACTACATAACAAAATGACACTTTACCGCTGGTTCGATAGGGAGACAAAATGGAAAAAGGGGAGAGGGTGCTTGCTCAGAGACGGGTCTAACCTTCAGATTTCGGAGATGAACATAGAGAACCCGAGCGTATACAGGGAACTCAGCGCCCTTTCACTGCATGACGCGGTCGCTCTTTTTACATCTTGCGGCATGAGGATGCCGGACAAAGATTTACTCTCCGAAAAAGACACTGAGAGACTACTCCATTCCCCTATCTCCTCGTCCGAGAGGGAGAGGCTAGTAAGTAAAATTTCAGCGGCGATCAAGAAACGAACCGGGAAAAACATGCCAATCGCAGAGTTTAACGATGCGGAAACGACAACGTTTGAGGATATTCGTGCCGTCGTAAAAACAGCAACAAAATAAATATATGAGCGAAAAAACAGAAGCAGCAGATGTATCGGCAGTAGACTCTCCAGTCGCAGAAAAGCCAGTAGTAAAAAGGAAGAGGGCGAAAAAGGGTGCGGAGAACACCCCACCCCCTTTTGCCTTTAAGGGCAAGTATTGGCGCTCCAAGATCCCAGCGGAACACATTGTCCTAAACAAAGACGCCCTAGACCGGGAGGGTATCAATATTGGCGATTTGGACGAAGAGGGGGAGAGGGAAATTCTAGAAGGAGACAAGGAGCACCTTAAGCTCATTAAACTCCAAGGTTTCAAGGACGTGCTCGCAATACACGGTTTCTCCCGTTTGGATTCCGAACTACTTAGGTGGGATGAGAGCAGCGTTGTTATCAAGTATACAATAACTTACTATGAGGAGGGCGGCGTAGAATCAAGCGTCAGTGCAATCGCAAGCGCGAACAGCAATACGGTGGGAGGTATCTTCAAAAATTACCTCGAAACTATCGCGGAAAACCGCGCTTTCGTCCGCGCGGTAAAAAACCTCTTGTGTATCGAAACACTGGGTCAGCTTGAGGTTAAGGTCGATGAAGACGTCACCTACGTAGACCGTGGGGAGGTTCCCGGTAAGGCGAAGGGGTCAAGTCCGATTGACACGATCAAAGCTTATATGGAAAAGAAGGGTCGTTCCTTTGACCAGTTGAAGGCTTGGGCACCGTCGAAAGGGATTGAAATTACTGTCGATTCTGTTGACGAGATCCCGCCGATGCAAGCTTTGGCATTACTCAGCGCCCTCCCCAAGGGTTAACGGAAAGTCTAAGACAAAAGTTTCCTCTATGGAGTGGTCGCCCCCCCCTAGGTCCTCCTCGGGGACAGTAGAGTAGTCGAAAAAGTACGTTAGGTTTGTCGTCCTGCCTCCTTTTCTTTTTAAGTATTTCGCAGTTTTGACGAGAGTAAACTGTATGGAAGAAATGGGGCTGCTGATGAGCTTGTTTTCGTCGGCGACCTCCCTTTTGGTCACAGAATAATTTTTGACCAAAGGTTCGTAAAAATGGGCAAGATAATAGAATAGTTTCTCCGGGATATCCTCGGGCTCTACGTCTAGATAATCCCCCTTTCTTGGGAGTAGGTTGGAGACACGGTTTCCGTCCCCGACTAGAAACTGGGAGTTGGGTTTTCTAAGAAATAGATCCGAGTTGAGCTTTTGTATCACCGATGGTGCTCTTTCTTCCCCTTGCCCTATTATTTCCGCGAGGGGTATATATTGGATGTCTGGGGAAACAGATGCGGCTCCGCTTAAAACCAGAGTAGATGAAATAGTTGTAATTTCGGCACTTTCGATGAAGCTCTCTATCGTCACGCCCCCTTGGGAAGGAGAGTAGTTAATTTTGATGACTATGGACTCTTCGGGACCGGCGAAGACAGATTCGTGAACTCCTTCCTCCGCCAAGGGGATAAGCGGTATCCCCCCTACGGTCGGGGTGACAGTATTCTTGTTGTGAAGGTCGTAGACCAAACCATGGTTCACAACGTATTCTCCTTCACCGATTTTGGCGACAAAAAAAGGGGGCGGGTTTTTTATGAATTTGGATATATAGTTACTCATATCAAAGGCATTCTGATTCTGAACGTCGAGGTTGTTGCGGATAATGAACCACCAATAGAATATGTATGATCGTCTACGGAAATTGTTTTTACTGTATGTTTATTCTCCGTGACAATCTCTCCGCCCTCGGAGACACTTATATTGACCTTGGACAAAAATTTTGACTGAGATAGGGAATCGTCGCTTACACCGGGGATAACTCTTTTCGAGGCTTTTATAAAAGTCACCACGTCAGAACTGACCCTCTGTTCGATAGAAACAAGTAGCCCGTCTATAGAAATGTCCGCTATTGTAATGCGGGTCTCTGTTAGAGCCACCGCTACCGACTCCTCGGTCTCCTCGCCCCCCCCTTCGCTCGAAGGGGTTGAGGCTTCCGCAATGATTTCCGCCTTTCCTATAGGAACCCTGTCATGGTCGAGTGCGGCGTCTGTGCTGGGATGGGTTAGCCTCAAAATTACAGAATGCCCGCCCGGAACGGATAGTATGTTCTCGGAGTTTTCTGCGTCGTCCAGAAGTTTCCCTCCCATCGTGACTCCGACCAAACGGTTGTTGCACATGTCTAAAACATAACCCTTGTGGACCTTCACCTTTATATCCTCCTGTCCGTCCTCGTCTCCGTAGGGTTCGTCTAGAATAACGGAAAACGGTCTGAGATACTCTAGCGTTAGTTTATTGAAAGTTGCCATGTCCCTAATCGTTCAAAAAATTAACACCATTATTACCCACCGCAGATTGCCCGTCGGCGCTTATTATGATTTCTTTAGTTTCTCTTTTCAGTTTCTCTACGTAAATAGTCCCGGATGTCACGGGAGGGAAATAAAGACCGACTATTAAAAATTTAACAGAAATCCTGCCGTCCGCGAACGGGGTGACCATAATACCGTCAACCACCTCAGGCATCTGGTCTGTAAAGTCTGGATTTTCCACGTTGTAATAAAGTTGTGTGTCTACATGGAGGCGGAGACCCGCGATACTCTCGTCCACAGACCACCCGTTGACCTCATAAGAAAAGTTGGAATTTATTTTTTGATCTATACTGACGGCATCGCCCTCCTTGCTGACTTTCGCCAAGAGAATGTAGGAAAAAAAATACCCGCCGTAAAGTTCGTCTTCCGTCCACACTATTTCCGCCTTGTCTATTTTGATACTGTTGAATTGATTCGGGATAGGGCCTCGCCTGAAAGGGATACCGTTTCCCACCAAATCTGGGTTTGCGCTCCCACGGTCTTCGTGTTCGAGCTTGATGTAAACATAGCCCGGTGTGGTTATCTCTATAAAATTATCCTCCGAATAAACGTGTCCGATTTCCTCTCCGTTTATTGTCGGGTAAACATTGCTATTGTCGTGTGAGTCAATAATCCCCCCCCTGTGAACGGAAATAAAACTATTCAGACCACTGTCCCTGTAGCTTACGACAGTGAAAGGGGGAATGTCTATATTGAGGCTATCGTAGCGGTACATTAGAGAATTCCTGTTATGTCTATCGACTCCGATGACACGTCTGTATAAACTGTCAGGCGGGCTACGTCCGTGTTACTTATGTTGGGAAACAAATTCTCGTAGGAGACTCTAATGTGTGTGTAGATATCCTGATCGGAATATGGGGCATCTGCCACATGGAGATCATTTTTGTAACCCGATATACCGGATGTCCAACCCTTTACACCGTAGTAAGACAAAGATGTAGGATGTTCACCTGTCCCTAGGTCCCAAGAAGTTTGAAATGTTTTTATACCTGCCCAGACTGTAGAAATGCCCGTCGCAAAACCCGAGGAATCTACAGAATAATAACCCGTTGCCAGTGCTGTTATAGAGTAGGAACCGATGTAGTCTCCTGTGGCGGTTCCTATCCCCGTCCCGGAAAGGAAAGCCTGACTTGGAGTTCCTGTAACGGAACCGTTGGCGACTACGTAGCCCCCGTCCAGAGATGTCACATATGCCTCCCCTGTCACGAATAACTGACCGCTAGTCGCCAAAGTTTGCCCCGCAGACTCAATGTAGTGCGAACCGTAAGCCCATACGTAACCAGAGTAAGGAGCGCTGCCGGATGCGACATAATAAAAGTCTGACTCTCCTGATACAAAGTTGGCATAGCCTGTTCCAGAGCCATAAGAACCCCCGGTATAGAAACCATTTCCTGTAAAGCTGTCGCCGTGCAAATAGCCAGAACCAGTTATGTATCCGGAATAGATCCCGGAACCAGCCCCCGAGGAATAAAGTTCCTCGAAAACTTCTCCGGAACCTGAAATGTGTTCCAAGGAAACTCTGAGATAGTCTGTCCCGCTGTCGTTTAGCCTCAGGGATGAAGTATAGTAGCCCGCACCGATATCTCTTTTGATAAAATGTTTACCGTTGTTGCCGAAAAGGGACAAAGAATAAGATGGGTTCAGGGAGTCTCTCTCGTAAGTATGATCGAATACCAAGTTACCCATGTTGGTGTAAAGCCGGTAGGAAAACTGTCCGCTGCTCCCCGTCGTCAGTGTCCCGAAATTTACATCGCCACTACCCGTTATGGCGGCGTCGTAGCTGTCAATATACACCGTTGCATTAGGGGAGTTTTTCCCGACGATTTCTCCGCTGAATATTTTCAATATCTGATCCCCACCGTAAGTGATAGCCGCTGATGTGTTTGTCCCAACGACTTCCGATGAAGGGGTCGATGTTACCGTCGGGACAGAGCCCATCAAGGAGACATTCAGATCAACGACACCACCTTCTGCGGACGCGGAGATATAATCGTAATAATACTCGCTGAAAGAGTGTGTTTGCTTCGCGGCTACGAGTTTATCATTGAGCCACATATCATATACGCCAACCTCCGCCACAGAAAGCACAAACGAATTGCTTTCGTTGCTCTTGTGTGACCCTATCAAGTTCCCGTTCGGATCGTAAACGCTTTCGTTGGAGAGGTTTATCCCGAATGAAACGCTGGGGCCTCCGGAGGGAGCCGATGAACCAGTTGTCCCTATGAAGGCACTCGTTACCCCGGTGTCTGCGGAAAAATTACCATGTAATGAAAACTCTCCAGACTGCCCCATCGTAGGGCGCTGTGTTTGGGTTGTTACAAGCATTAGTGTTCTGGTATTGATGGTGGCCTATTTTTGAGTCTCAGGGCCGTAGAGTGATAACCCAAAGAAGGGGAAGATCTCTGGACATAGGGCGTTAACTTTTCGTAAAAGTCTTCTCTGGCGGGAATTCTTTCTGGTTGGTTACTCACACTTATCGTAGAAACTATCCCACTCGGACCAGAGCGCACGTTGATCTTGTAAATCTCATAAGACTCGAAAATATTACTGTCCGGAAACCCGGATATCTCGTAGGAGATTTCCTTTCTGGGTGATTCGATGACATAAGAAGACCCCTCCACAACCTCCTCAAGATTTGTTTTTATAGAATCGACGTCGGGGGTGCAGGTAGACCCCTCGTCCTCGAACTCCATCTCCGAAAGCACCGCTTTTGTCTCGTCTTTATATTCGATGCTCAACGAACCAAACTCCGAGTTCAAAGACGGGAGGTTGTTATCGAATAAAAGGGTTTTGGGAATTTTCACTTTGGTGGAGAAGGAGCCCGACTTCCTCAGGATAATATTGTATCCAGCGGGAGACCCCGAAAAGCCATGTCCCTGTGCGGGGGCGATGATATCAAACGATGACACGCTGTAGGAAATGGGTATCTTTCCAGCGCGGATTCCTCTCAGACCATAGGTCGTGGAGTAGTTAAACGCGGTGACGGGTATATCGTCGTTCTCCTCTGTGTTGTTCCCTACCGTTATATTCCCTATTCGTATTTTTTTATATTCTTCGGGGAAGCATAAGATTATCACCTCATCGTCTTCTGTTCCAAGCGTATCTGTAATTTGACCCTTACCCAAAATTTTGGGTGTGGACAGTTCTGCATAAGCGTTTATGTCAGTAGATTCTGTAGAGGAAGACGTGGGCGACCATAGGCCCTCTCTTTCCAAGAGGACAAACTGTCCGGTAGATGCTCCCGTTGACCGGTCTGTGACACCCCTGAGAAATGCTCCAGACTCTTTGGACGACCCCACGAGAAGGTTTGAAAACGGGAGTGACGCAGGCTCCTCTTCTGTGAATATAGTAACATTTTCAGAACCCGGAGTCAGTATACTAGACCCGTCCCGAGATAAATAGTTATTCGAAATTCTCCTTATCCAATATTTGCCTATAAAGTTATTCGCGATGCGGTTTTCGTTCTGGTAGGTTGTGTCCCAAGCAGATTCACTCACTTTTGCTTTTACAAAAAACGCTTCTGCCAGAGTGTATTCGCTTATTTCCTCGTCGGAAAATCCCCTCATCAAGCCAGCATAGCTACCCTTTTCTTCCTTGTCTATAACTTCTGTTATTGTCAGGTTGCCCATAGACGGGATCGGTATCCCTATTTCACCTTTCGCAGCTTCCGCGCTTATTATACCAGAAGTATTGAACCAAGCATAATAGTCCCTTATAGATTTCCCGTAATAAGATAGGCAGACCATTCCGAAAAACCTTTTCCAATAATCATTCGGGCCGTATATACTCCTTACGACATTTCTGTCGAAGACCTCCTCCAGAGTAATTGGAGAAAGATTTAGTCTTTTACCCCAGTCCTCTTCGCATTTGTAGTCTAGTTCGTAACCTTCTTGGGCGAATTTGGAAACACTTCCTTTTGCGCCCCGATCCATGATAGAGTGGGTTTCTGATCTAGATAGTTTTTTGTCGGGGTTCGGGTCGGGGAGAGATGACAGTGTCAGTGCGTCCTTGAACTTGACGATACCGTTTTTCCAAATATATACCAGACCCAAGTCAGAACAGATATTGTTCAACACGCTCCTGAGAGAACCCGTGTAGTTTATTCTATAACTGCTAGGCACGCGGACAGAGGACAAGTTGAGACTGATTTTGGAAACAGCGGCGTCGAGTTCGCTTATGGAGTAGTCGGAGTCTAGAATCTTTAAAAACTTACTCTCTTCGCACTCAAGTTTCCTTTCCAATAAAGTCCCTTCCTCATCCTTGCACGGAGAACAGGGGTCGTTTTCCTCAGGGCTGATGTCGATACAGGGGTCTATTTCTGAGCCAACGATAATGAGCGGGCTGCCCCTTTTTGTCTCCACACCGTGGGAGTTAAAAAGCCCGATGTGAATTTTATCAAGGATGAAGCTACCGTCTACATAAGTAACCACGGTGGTGTCTCCGCTGTTCGTCTCCGAGATAGAATATTTCACAGCGAACATGGCGAGAGAAGTCCTCCCGACCTTCAGGTTATGGCTCGACTTGAAAGAAAGGGTAGGTCTGTGGACACCGGGGTAGGTGATAGTTGACTGCGCGGGGGACTCCATCCCCCCAGATGTATACGAAAATTCAATCCCCGTTGAAAGGTGACCCGTTATTCTGCCGACGTTAGTGATAGCCATACTTTAAATTGTCCAAAAAAGGTTGTCCGTGTCATTGTTGTAAACGAAGGATTCACCGTATACGGTAAATCCGTCCACACCAGTCCCGTGTATCAGATCGCCACTCGCCGTTGACACGTAGCCGGAAGATCTGGGGGAGATCCTCTCCCTCGTTGTCCCATTGTCGAAAACGGCATAGTTACGCGGGAAATGTGGGTATTCGATAAAATAATCGGCGATGCCATCCTCGTCTGCCGCGTAACCGCTGCCCGTGTCGAAAATACATTTGTCAGTAAGTTCGTAAGTGGACCCGTCGGTCGTTATATGCCCGAGGCTGTCGGCGACTATACCCCCGCCGAACTCCACACCATTGACGAAAGGTGTTAGGAAGTTACCCTGATCGGTCCAAAATTTACCGTTAGATTTGTCCAAAACTGCCGATATCCCATACCCGGATGGCAATATCGTTTCGCCCCCTTGGCCGGTAACCCTTTCCAACGAATAGGAAACCGGTGTCCCGCTCGGAGAAATAATAGACACCCCGTCCATTGTATATGTCCCAGAGGACTCCCCGAACTGTGTGGAAGATGTCACTATAGATTCCCACCCCTCGCTGACAGATGCGAACAAAGAGTACGGACCGGGCTGGACGCCCGTGTCTGTTATAGACATCGTATAATTGTAATATGCCGCATTTGTCCCGTCATAGTAACCCCAGACGGAAGAGTTTTCCGAAGAGACATACGAAGAGGCAAAAGACCCTGTCCCCGCAAGCGTGGAGGCACCATTTACAAGAGAATAGCCGTAAATATAGTCTCCCGACGCTGGCCTGTAACCCGTTATATATCCCGTATAGTTCCCGCTCACCGCCCCGAGGAGGAAAGCGTCCGAAACAACGGACATGAGAGATATCGGGTTGCCCGAACGGGACGAGAGCGAGCCGGTGTTACCTATGTAGTTCAGGTCTACTCCAGAACCGGAGATTTGATACCCGGACACGGCAGGGGAAGATACGGGTAGGAACCCTTTCAACAAGGACTCTGTCTGGGAAATGTCCAAAAGTGTGTTGAAACCGACAACTTTATGGAAAAGGCCGCTGAAAGAATTTATTGAATTCTCTGTAAGATAAGAGCTGGCTCCCGGTCCTCCTAATACGAGTCTCGGCGACTTGAAGTCCCCCTCAGGTCTTCCCCCCGGGACGTAATAGTCTTCTGAATAAAGCTTCTGGGACCAAGGGTCACAGTAGTTAACCCGGATCGACGATTCTGTTTTGTCGATAGAGAATATCGCCCTGTTGGGGATCTGCACGTCCTGAAATACATGGTAGTTAGAATTGCCAATGCCGTTTTCATAATGGACGAAAACTCTATAGTTATCCGTAAACCCGAAGGTATATCTCAGACCACCCGCCCAAGTTTCTTGGAAAAAGACAGAACGGTCATACCCCACCCTCTCCGTGTCGAAGATTATAGTATTGGAGAAGTTGTGGTTCTTGTTCTCGTGGGTCAGGTTAGAGACGAACAGCCGGTTGTTTTGAAAGTTGTAATACCCGTCACCACTGCCCTGTATACCCCCTCCTAGGGGTCTCCCGTCCCTGTTGCTGTAGTAGGACTCGTCGTTCACCCAAATGTCCCCAGAGGCTCCTGAGACGCTGCTGACACCCGTGTAGGAGGTAAACTCATACAAGAAATCAATAGACCCTGAGAAATACCCCAGATCTGTATATAAATCACGGAACGCCGACATTTTTACCTTTTACCTTCTTTATTTCTTACACCGCCGTTAGCTGCTGGGGAAAACATTTACGCTGTCGTAGGTCCAATCCTCGTCCGACTGGCTAGAATCACTTAAATAGATGTTCCCGTTAGCGTCGTATCCCCACATTCCTTGTTCTATTTCTTCCCCGTTCGGTAAAAGAAGACCCCCTGCGACGATCCACCCGTTCCCGCTTGTCTCGACGGGAATCTCGATAGGGACAGATTGTGGGAAATAGAAGTCCCTAGCGGAAGACCATGTCGCGCTAAAGGACACGGAACCATTATCCCCCGTGACTAGACTCTGGGAGACCATGTAGTTAGCGCTGCCGTTGTAGGTGGCGTTTAGCTGGTTCATGTGCTGGCTTACTTCGGCTACAGCATATGCTTCGGAACACCCGGATCTGATATTCGCACTGCCATTGACCGAGAATGAACCTCTTTTTTTTGTTTGTAGACTCTGGACGTCAACACTACCATTCCCGGCGAGCAAAGGGAACTCTTTGTATATAGTTAGGGGTCTGTCGAAGCCCAACGAATATTCGATATTTTTTAAGCAATCCCCGAACATGCTCCCGGACTCATTACAAAAAGTATACGAGGTGCTGATAACCCCTTCTGAACGGTTTTCGGAAACAGAAACGTTTTTTGGCTCTTGGACAAGGGTTCCGTCACCGCTGTAATAATCCCATTTTCCCGTCGCCTGAGAATAGAAGTCGTAGCTTGAGTAATACCCGGAAAGGGAGTTCCAAGACCCGCTGCAAACAGAACCCCTCGAAATAAAATCGGCCGTGTAGTTCAAGCACGAAACGCCCTTCCCGTTGTCCTTCGTCACGGAAAACTTTTCTACGACATAGGGGTTGCCTGTCGGGGAGTCACTGAAAAGACAAGAAAACGATAAGATATTTCCCCGCCCCCCCTCCGATATAGAAAGGGAATCGGGCTGTGACGATAGCTGTCCGGGGTAGTGGTCGGAGTAGGCACTCTGCGCCAGAGCCCTCAAGTCAATGGAATTGTAGGAGTCCCTGAGTGCTTTCCCAGAATAATATAGGCCACCATCTATATTCCCTTGGACAGTGACGGATTTATATGGTGCGCTGTCGCCAATGTCGATAGAATAGGACAAAACCCCCGTCGGGGCGATTCCGGAAGGGTCATAGATATACTGTTCTACAATACCGTAAGAGGCGGAGTTCCTATCTATAGATTCGGAAACGCTTTTGAGGATGATATGTTCCCCAGAAGGGGTGGCGATACCCAGCGGTATGACTTGGTTCGACCACCCGCTGTAGCTGGACACGAACGAGATTGCGTTAGACAAAGCGTCACCGGAAGAGCTGTCCGTGTTAAAGCCCTTGGCAGAAACGGAGTTTGTTATCTCGACCCTGTTGTCTCCTATTTTTTTAAAGCTTATATTTCTGACAGGGTCGAGAACACCAAAAGTCCCTGAGTTAAGACCCGCTGGGTAAGAGTCGAGAACGACAGAAAACGGAACGTTTCCATGGTAGGTGCTGTCGCTGTAATTTATCGACCTTATCACAGAATACGGAGCGCCGTAAATCTCTGAGGACGCGGACACGTCATAGATCTGAAGAGTTTGAAAGCCCGATGCGAAGTTAGACTCTAGCTGTTGTGTCTTGCTGAAAAGGGAGGAAAACCCGTCACAGTCTCCCGTGATCTCTCCGTTCAGAGTAATCTGTTCTAGCTGGTTCCACCTGTTACCCGCCCGTACAGCAGTATTCGTTCTCCCCACCAGCGGTGCAGGAGCCAAATCTTTGAACGGGTTTACTCCTCCATAACGAATCTCTACCATCAGTCTATTCTAAACGTTGTGTTGGACGACCCCCTGTAACGGCTGTATTTGTGAACCGTCGTCATAGAGAAAGAGTTTTGCTGGGGCTGAAAAGAATAAGTTTCTGACTGTATGTAGTCACTCGAATAAGGGGAGTGCTTGTCCACAGAGTGTTCCAAAGCCTCCCTGTAGTAATCCCCTATCAAAATCCCCCCGCGAGAACCCGTGACGGTGACGGTGTATTGGAAAGACCCCATTGTTGACTGTCTCTCATTTTGTCTTATCTGTGTGTTGCCGGGGGCGCTGGGGGCGTCGAATAGAGTAACCATATGGACAGGGGAACTGTTCTCAACAGATACCGCGATACTCGAAAAATTTGCAGAATCTACCGGCTTTACCCAAGAAGGGTCGTCTGTATATGAGAAGTTATAGGATATGGAGCCCCCCGTCTCTTCGTAGTTTTCTTCCGAAAGTGTCTCGGAGATAGCCGCTTCCGCCTCTTTGTTGAAGACCAGAGAGATGTAGTCTTGATAAAAGGTCAAAACCCTCGCAGCCACGCCGGGTAGGACGGACGCTCTATAAAAAGACAGGACACCGCCGAACAGGTCATCCGAGTCATCGCCAGCCAAAACATAAGAAGATATATTGCCAGACTCTGATATGTTGTAATACCTGTTCTCTCCCGAACCCGCGTGGGAATATCTCCAAATATAACCGGCGTTTATAGAAGGGTCATTTGTAAAAGTTTTGCTGTAGTCGAGCGTATGGGTAGATTTATTGATACCGATAGTTTCGGATACCGGCGTCGATTTTAGCGTGCATGTCGCCGTATCGGTCCCCAGCCCCCCGGCTATGTCCGTGTAAGAACCGTCCGCAAGGTCGTAGATTTCAGATGACAAAGAAATGTATACATCAGAGAGTGTCACCGCCGGGGTCGAACTCAGCATCGTCAACTGCCCGGAAGATTTCACGTTCGCGAGACCGTTCTTTTCTATAACAGTTTCTACGGAGTGGTCCCAGTCGTATTCTGCCGTCTGGCTTGAAAAAATAAAGTTCTCCGCTATAGAAAACGAGAAGTTTTGCAGGTCATAGGTCTCGGAAAAGTCCCTTCTGGCAGTCTCGTAAAAAGTGGGGTAGCTCGTATTAATGAACTGTATGGAAAAGTCGTCCTCTATAAAAAGGGTCGTCATCAAAGACTTCGCCAAAACTATTGCTTGTTCGCCGCTCTCGTTGGAGAGCTGTAGCTGTAAACCCCTCGAAGACGAGTTGCGGCCGTCGCCGGATGGTGTTTTGCCTTCGCTCGAAAACTCGAACGTCTCCGAGATGCTTTCTATGTAACCCCAGTCCGAAGACGACACGGACGCGAACTGGGAATTGCCCTCCGGGGTAGAAAGGTAAGAAACATCGATATCGCGCGCCGACTCGATGGTCATCCTATACCTTTTGATAGAAATGTCTTGACCGGACTCGAAATCTACGGAAACGAGGCGGGCGTTCGCAACGAGAATGCCGTTGACGGTAAAGTCGGACCAGTCATAAGCAGACGCCACTACGTCTCCGGAGCTTGTCCAGATAGAAGCGGGGTCCTCAAAAGTGCTAGATTCGACGAAACCCGAGATAACAAAACTACGGACTACGCGGAAAAGCCCGGTCTGCCCACCGAGGTATTGGTAGACATTGCCGTAAGAAAGTAATTCTGCGCATTCTATGTTCACTAAGCTATTTTCCCGATGGAAACCCCGTTCGTTCTAGTCTCCGCCTCTTTCCTCGTCTCCTCCACCAGAGCTTTGAGCTTAGAAACGAACAGAGCACTTTCGAATAAATCACTACCGTCCTTCCCACCTTTTCCGGGTAGACTCTCGATAGTGATTTTCAGATCCTGCGACACTTTTATGTTAGAAGAGGCGAGTGTTTTCGATGCCTCTGCCATTGCGTTAGAGGACTCAAGTAAAGCTTTGGAGGACTCTAGGTTAGACTCGGACGCACGTTCGATCTCCCTGTTGTCCCGGGACGGCTGTTCTTTTGTGTCGGTAGGGCTTTCTTTGTCCTTTTCCTGTTGCGCTCTTCGCTTTTGTAGGGCGTCTATTTTAGCATTGGACGAGTCTATTCCCTGACCTTCTGTATTGCGCGGTTTGGAACTAATAATAACCAGCTTCGGAACGATCTTTTGGAACGCGGGCGGAGGGGTGGCATCAGGTTCTCCGATTTTACGGATTCTGTATTTCTCCTCCTCGCTTTGTTGTCCGCCGAATAGACTTAGCCTCCCGGTTGTCCCTACTGGGTTCGCGGGCGTGCTAAATTTCTCTAAATTTTGGATCTGTATAGCTTCTTTCCTAGCTTTCTGTTCGTTTCTCAGAGGGGCAAGAAACTGTGATTCAAAGCTGCGTATTTCTTCCGGCACATCTTTTTGTGCTGTGCGTTTTGGAAGTTCGTCAGAACGTCTCACGGAGCTTTCGTCCAATCTGGACGTGACGGTTTCCGATATTCGAGCAGAACTCCCGGAAACAGAAGCTTGCCTCCCCTCCCTGAGTTTAGCGGTTATAGCACCCTTCTCGTCGCTTAGTTTAATTCTGTCAACTTCGAGTTGTTTTATTACTCTTGTAAGTTCGTCGAATTTGCTTATCGCATCCCTGAATTGAACCGCGTCGATATCATTCTCGTCGGTATCATCGAGAGACACGAACTGTCCCTGCAAGTTCTCGAAAATATCCTTTGCTGTCTTTATGTTGTTTTCGGTGTTTACCCCGGACTGGCTAAGGGTTTTCCCCTCCGAAACCTGCGATATAATCTCGTCTTTGTCAAACCCGTCAAGATACGCCTCTAAAATTTCCCTTTTGACACCGAAGCCAAGCCCTAAGTTTCTTTCTCTAAAGTCTCTACTCGACTCTTCGGATTCTCGCTCCGCTATAGGTTTTTCTGTCTTTACTACATCGGTGTTGAAATCAACCTTCTCCAAAGAAGCGACCCTCTCCGATCTCCCTTTGTTGAACGGGCTTATTTCAGATAAATCAAAACCGCCCTGTTCTTGTCTCGCGGCTATTAATTTTTTAATATTTTCGTCTATTTTCCCATTTACAGCCCCGAGGTCGGCGTTTAGGACATCCCCCGAAGCACCCTTCGTGTCGATGAAAAGCGACGGATTTTGCGCTGTGAAGTCTTTTATTTTAGCGTCTATGCTCTCGATGCCTTTCCTGATGCGTTTCGTGTCTGGATCAAAATCGGGTAATATTCTGGCAGCACCGGTTTCGCCGACTCCACGAGCCTCGGACAGGTCTTTTTCAGCCCCCTTCAGCCCGTCGATCAAATCCCTCAGTATAGGAGAAGAATTGCTGCCCAAACCCTTTGCGAGAAGGGATTCTACGCGAGAGATGGCCTTGCTTATATCGCCAAATTCGACTTCTTTGAGGATATCCTTGGTGTTGGCGTTTATAATTCTAGTCGGGTCAAAACCCCCTCCCGCGTCAGAAGCCTCTTTCAGGCTTTGTTTTGTAGAGCCGAGAGCACCCTCTCTTGTCTGGTTCTCGAAAATCACGCGGTGGGCGTTTACAATATCCTCTCGGATAGAGTCTTTTTGTCCTTTGTCTTTCGCGTCGAACAACCCTAGGGAAACGAGTTTTTGGACAGAGTTAATCAACCTCCTAGCCGAACCTTCCTCGTCACCCTTCTCATTGCGAAGATCACTCTGACCCTGAGAAAAGGATAGTCTTTCGTTTTTGGTGAACGAGCGGGGGGACTCTCTCTCTCTGTCGCGTATAGTTTTTTGGAGGCCGCCGCGAGCGAACTCGAAAAGTGCAGAGGAGAACTCCTCCTGAGCCCTAGCGAACTCGGAAGAATCTATATTGAATGCGTCCGCCTTGCCTTGGAAGCGTGTGTTCTCTTCGATTTTGATCTGTGTCTCGTAATCTTTCCTAGCTTCGTTTAGTGCGGCGATGCGAGTCCTCTCCGCCTCTTCCTGCGCTTTCCTCATGGACTCTCCCACGTTCCGCAGCTCTTGTATTACACCATCCTCTTGGGACAGAGACTGTTCTTTCCTGAGATCAACCAGAGCTTGGACGATGTTTTTGTCCCCTTCTTTAACGGCGGTTAAAGTGTCTAAAATAGCCTTTTTTGCTTGAGGTGTGCTTGCCGTTGTGGCCGCCTTTTCTACTTCCTTGAGAGCTTCGGACTGGATATCGAGGAGAGACGCCGAAAAGTTAACCTGAGTCTCTTGTATCGCGATGAGCTTCTTCAAGTCCGGGGATGTCTGTCCCGTGAGCGCGGACAATATACTGACGCGATTTTTGTTGTCAGAGAGCGAGTCTTTGTCCTCTTGCCCGCTGTCCAATAGAAGGTTCTTTCTTTCGTTGGTGAAAAGTTTTATAGAGTCGGCAAAATTACGAGACGCCTGAGCCGTCGCCTTCCTCATCCCCTGTATAGATGTTGCGAAATTAGCTGTTTCGATAGCCGCGAGGGCACCCTCGGCCGTCAGTTTGCCAAACTTACCCTGCTGTAAGTCGAGAGACTCGCTGAACTGGTCTATCGAATCTAGTTGTTCGCGGGTTATCTTGAATTTTGACAGGTCGGCTTTACTTGTTCTATCGTCTATGTTCCCCCTGAGCCCCAGAACGTTTGCCGATGCTTCTTCGTTCCGTTTTTGGATAGTGTCCCGCTCCTCTACAGTTTTTGCGTTAGAGGGGTCCTGTTGTATGAACGAGGAGATGTCCAAAGTGGAAACTACGCTATCTACGGCAGCGCCCAAAGACTTGGCGTCAATTTGACCTTTTTGCCCTAGGGTAGACTCCAGACCGTAGAGGGTCTCCGAGTCTCCAAAACTCAATATCTGCCTCAGCGTCTCTCCGAAACTTCCGAAGTCTCCGGAGATAGAAGCAGAGTTGTCTTCTGCTGATTTGAGGAGAAGAAGTTCTACGTTTTGAAGACTCTGGTCGCGTCCCTGAGACCGTTCGAAATTTCTTTGGATATCAGACCTTTCATCAGGACCGCTTGCGGATGCGAGTTCCCCCCTGAGATTATTGTCTTTTATGTTACCCAGTTTGGCAACATAATCCTGAGTCGCTTTTGTCACCGCCGAGGCGGAAGCTGTCCCGCTGTCAACGAGTTCTTCAAGAGAGTTGGCCGCGCCCGTGAACGATGATATCGCCGCAGTTAGTTCCTGAGCTTCCTCCCTAGATTTCTCGATTTCTTCGGCGAGTTCCGTGGATGACTGGGTTGCAAAGTCGATTGAGGCGTGAAGCAGTTGGACGCCACCGATAAGACCCCCGATAGCTACACCGAAAGGTCCCAGAGTAGCCAAGATACCAAAAGTTCCCGCTGCGGAAGCCAAGCTGTCGGCAAAGTCGGCACCCTCACCACGGTCTTTGATGTTATTGGTAATACCCCCTATGGCGAGTGGAAGCGCAAAACTAGCACCAGCTACCCCCCTTGTACTCCCCGCAAAACGGGACGCGACCCCTTTGGTTTTTTGAAGACGCGACGGCTCCTTGGGGCCCAGAGGCTGTCTTATGAAATCGGGGCGTGGAGGCAGTGGCTTTCTGTGGGCGACAAGGCCGTTAGCAGAAGCCGTTGCCTCTTTTTGCTTTAGGGAAAGTAGTGTCTGCGCGGACCGTATTTTTAGCTGTTCTGTCGCAAGGGTTCTCCTTGCTGCGGCACCGACAGCATTTTCCGCATTGACGATCTTTTGTACGATACCGAACTCTTTGTTTCTTTGAAAGGTATTCTTTTCTATTAAAGCTCTCCCCCTGCTCGTGGTAGAGTTAAGTTCTGTAGATTTTTGTCCTATCGCGTTGATAGACTTGAGGGCGTCAATCAAAGCACCACCGCTCAGTTTCCCCAATTTGACTAAAGTCACGGCAATAGCTGCGATAGCCGGACCCTCTAGTACATTGGCGAGACCACCCGCGACACCCTTTACTATCGCGGCGGTGATGTCTTCGGATATATTGTCGAACTCCGCCTTGTCGTCAAAACTTTTTGCTATGGCGGTCGCGATTGGAGCACCCCCCGAAACGAGACCGCCAAAAATATCTTCGCCGAAACCGGCGCTTAAACTTTTTACAGCATTTTGTAAAGTCTGAATCTGGTCCGCGTAGCTCTTGTTGAGCGTTTTGATCCTTTGCTCCGCACCGCCCGAGGCGAGGGTTGTTTTGTTGAGCGCCTCCGAGTAGATACTCTGCTCGCTAGACAGGTCATTCAGAAGGGTTTTTAACGTGTTGATCTGGAACACACCCGCCACGCTCTCAGATATCTGAGCACGCTGGGCTGAACCCAGTTCCTTGAAAGCTTGCGCCATATCCTGAAGGATAGGGAAGGCACCACGGAAATCACCGCTCAAATCCCTTGTGGCCACACCGATTTCTCCAAGTATTTCCCCTACGCTATTTCTTTGTAGTCTGGTGAAGATCGTTTTAAAACCGTTAGCGATAACCGCACCACCACGGGCACTTAGCTGCTGGACAGCGGAGATACCGGAAGCGAGTTCGTTGAAACTAACGTTCGCGTCAAGTGCTGTCGAACCAACACGCTTGAGACCTTCTGCAAGGTCCCGTGCGGAAACTGCATAGGCCGTATCCAAAGCCACGATCCTATCGACGATATCTATGTGGGAAAGACCCTCTTTGCTAAAGCTATTAACCCCCGCCGTAAGGGCTTCTACAGAAGCTGCCGCTTCCAGACCAGAAATCCTTTGAAGGATCAGCGCCGCGCTGGTAGCTTTTATAATTCCGTTCGCACGTAGTCCCTGTCTCGAAAACTCGGCCGCTGCTGTCGCCGCTGTGGTAAAGCTTTGTCCCGCTGACGAGGCGGTGTCAAAAAGAGAGGCTCCCAGTTGTTTGATTTCTGCGTTCGTCCCGCCCGAGATGGCTTTGATATCTGTAAGTGCCTTGTTGACCTCTATCATGTCACCGACCAGAGCACCGAATGCCTTTCTGACAGCAACAAATATTCCGGCACTAGCTCCGAAAGCGATAACCCGCGCGTTAGAGGCGGCGAGAGACTTGTCGAAATCGCTCAGGTCTCCGGTGATTTTGCCGAGGGGTTGACCCCTGAGTTGACTCTGGAATTTGTTTATCCCGGAAGAGTCGATGCCTATGGAGATCGGGCGGGAGAGACGCTTGCGCATCTGGTTGTCCAAACGGGCAGCATCCCTCTCCGCTTTGCGCGTATCGAGCGCTATATTAAAAATTTCGTCAGCCATCCTTACTCCTTAGTGATATTTACACCTAATTAAAGAATTTGGCCGCGTCTTCTCCCGACATCTCCCCCTTGCCCTTGAGACCGAGTTTTATATCTTTGCCCCTCCCCGTGTCGGTGATAGTTTTCTTCCCGAGAACAATAGACTCTAGGAGATCGGGATCGGAATACGCCTCGTCCGGAGGGTTTTCGGGGAGTGCCGCCATTAGGGACAAAAATCTCTTCGTAGTCCTGAAAAGCCAGATCTGGTAGTGGGTGTTTTCGATAACGGGCAGGTGGCTAAAAAACCCCAACAGGGGCGTGTCTTTTGTAACCGCCATTTGCATTTCCGGGGATATGGCACACAGCCGTATGGAAAGCTCGTCGAAGTCATGTAGGCACTCCGAGTATCTTTCGACCGCGTCCGAGACGATATCTGTGTCTGAACGGTCGGGGTCGGGGAACACCCGGGTTTTCAGAGAGGGGTCTTCGTATGTCCTCAGTATGACTGAATTCTCGTAAGAAAAATTATTAGCCATCTCCTCGGCAGTAGAGCCGATTATCTCGCGCCTCCCTTTCGACATTATCGCTAGGTCGCAGCGCTTCTCTAGTATAGATTTGTCAAACTCCTCTTTCTCCCTATCGTAGAGTGCGTTTTCCCTGCCGCGCCTGAGATTCTTTATGTAATTTATAACCGAGTTATAAGATTTTTCTTGCTCCGCAGTCCAGTCCCCGTTTGCCTCTGCTGTGGCGAGGGCACCGTCCTCGTCGGGTACACCATTTTTTACAAGCTCCTTTAGCTTGACGTTGTAGTAGTGGTCAGATCCCGCTTTTTGTATAGCTGTCTCGTGGGCAAAGTAATATCCGTTGTGGCTGTATCCGCGAGAGATGTCCCTAAGAACCGGTGTCTTGTCCGACTTCATCCTTTTCTTCTTCGGGCGTTTCCCGAGGGGTGTCCGCCAGTTCCTCCTCTGTTTCGGATTCTGCTGCCGTCTCCCCTGTTGTTTCCGCCTCTTCTACATTATTGAGGATAGAGTCGAGGTATTTAAAATCTTCCGGTGTTGAAGCACGTCCGGCATACCACATGGAAGAGTATAGGAGCCCCATCTCGATAGATTTGGAAAACTCGCCGTCAGCATCCTTGTCATACTGGTCCAAGTTCTCGTTGTGGTCGCGGTGGTCGAAAAACCTTATTTCCGTTTCCTCCCCCTCACCTTCCAGTTTATTGAAAAGGTTGAAGAACGCTTTCACCGATGTTTTGGATTTGGCGATTTCCTCTGCGGTGTGCTGGAAAACCTCAGCCTTCATGGTCTCAAAGGTCTGGATCTTCACTAAAAGAGAAATAAGACCCTTCTGGATTTCTCCAACCCGTTTTTTCGCGCCCGCCTCTTTTGAGACGCTCAGCCGGAGCAGTTCGTTTTGCTTTGCCTCCCAATCGCTGTAAGATTTGGAATATTCCTCCTCCTCCACATCGGTCAGGATACTGCCACCGGACGAAAAGTGTTTGCGCAACTGGGCTTTGGTCCCTATCCCAGCGCGGAGACACTTGTGGTACTCCCGGGCGTAGAACATTTGGATATCTTCAAGCTCCGAGCGGGTGGGCTTTACCAGTGCCCATTTGCAACCGTCTTCTTCAAATACGTGCAATCTCATACCGCGCCTCCCCTGTTGAGGTCACCCGCACGGTCTAAAATACGCTTGCGGCAGCGCTGGACCGTGTCGTGGTCGAGAGAGTCCGCGATCAACATAAGGGCGTCTACCTTCTTTTTCTCTAACCCCAAGTTTGCGAGAGCTTCGCCGACGATCCTTTTATTTCTTTTCGACCTGTCTTGCAAGTCCTCCAAGACCTCAAGACAAAACTTCGCCATTGCACTAACGCGCCTTTCGGACGCATCCACTTCTTTCATTTCCTTATTCCTTGTTGCGCCGCACAGCGGCTGGTTTATTAGTATCCGGTAATACCACTCATCACGATACCGTTGGTCGTATCACCCGTTCCGCCGATGGAGCCGATAAAGTTGACAGTAACAGTTTCGTTATCGCCGGTTCCCTGAGAGTAACTAGCGGACTCTAGCTTGGCGTTCTTAACGTCATATCGGGCCGCGAGCGTTGCGGAACCCGCACCGCACTGTGGCTTGTTCATCAGGACAGAGATGTCGTAACCGACTTCGTCGCAGAGGTAGTCCCCGAGGTCACCGGTTGTGAGGTCACCCACGAGTGCCTCGATAGTAACGTTGATATCGACAGGGAATGTGACTTCCTGAGAACGTGCGTATTTGGAACCGAGGCAGTTGATGTCTTCCCTCGCCAAATCATATGAGATGTCGAACGACTGGATACACGCGCCGCTAATGTTTTGGAACGGTGCGGCACCAGCGTCCAAGTTGACGGTGATATCCCCCTGACCGATGGACGTAGACTGGTCTGCGTGGGGAGCTGCGGAGGTCGGTAGAGTGAATGTCGCCACAGCTCTGACACCGTTCTCGGGGTTGATAGCAGGGATCACTTCCGATACGCCGCTTGCATAGGCGACCAAGTTAAGACCCTGCACGTCAACGGTAGCCTCTGCAAAGCCACCGACAGAACCCCTGACACTGTAACTGTTAACGAACCCGTTCCCGATAGCCCTGACAGGGTTGCCCGCGCCACTCTGACCGATAACATCGGTGCCCTCTGCGCTGATAAGGTTGAAATAGTTTTTGTCATCGCTCACCTTGGAGAGAATGCTCCCGAGTGCCGAAGCCCCCGTGTTGATATCGAAACCTAGCTTAAGTTCGTTGGCCATATCTGTCACATAGTAACTGATAGACATGTTCACGTCCGGGGAACTGTTGGCCTTTCTGTCTATAACCGCACCCTGACCGAAAGTAACTACGTTCTCATTGTTTTTAGCGTAATCGAACGACATGCTCGTAAGCCTTGTAAGCTCTAGGATATCGGCGGTGTCGTGGGTCCCCGTAGCCGGTGAAGGTCCTACGAAAAGAGTCTGCTGCTGGGAGGTAGTGCGTGTTGCCATAGTGTTTAAAAGTGTTTGTGTCTCGTTATCATTTACACGACTTTTTGTAAGTTTTTAGAAAAGTTTTAAACAGACCGGGCTTTCGATAGATAAAACTCGACCACCCCGACATATAACCCCGGGTGTGCCTCGGATACGGCAGCACTTTCTATGGGGGAGAACACCGCTTCATCGACACGCACAATGTTCCCCGGCGTGTTCCCGGCCGCGAGAAGGGTCTCGTAGTTCCACGGGGGGCTTTTCAAGTCCCCGTAAGGGTTCAGCGGGCTGTCGGAGGCACCTATTATAGGGAAATACTTGGACATCTTGTCCCTGAACAGCCCCCCTGTAGCCTGTAGCTTGTAAAGGTCATCGGAAAAGATCAGCGCGCGAATCCTGTTCGAACTTGTTACTGTATTACCGAAACACAAAGGCATGTTGCTCGCCCTTCCCATCCCCACAAAAATGAGGGGGGCGACGATATCGTTATGTTTCAGACCGCTGAGGGGGGCATAATCAGGACTGGTTTCGAAATTTTGTTCGAACAGGAGCTTCTCTTCCCCCTCCGTCCTCGTGTAAACGTTAAAATCTTTGGATGAGTAGCTGGCGGTCACGGCAGACCCGACATTGTCCCCGTCGTCGAAAAAGACCCTCCCCTTATGGAAGTCAAAAGTTAGGCCGTCGGTTCCACGGGATGTGGCCACCGCATCCACCTTTACACTTGTCGGGACTGTCGCACCAGTTACAGAAGAGTCAAAAACCCACTGTTTGTGTGGTGACGCGTAAACGGAGGCCGTAATGTCCTTGTCCCCATCAGGAACCTCGAAAAGGGGCTGGTCCGTATGGTTTGTATACGCCTGTCCAGTGTCTAGGAGTTCGTGTTCGAACCACAAGACGAAACTGTCCAATAAGTCAATGTCGTAGGATGCTATCAACGGCGTTTTTCTATATCTAAATTTTTGGCCATAAGTTTTCTAAACTGTCCAATAAAGTCTGACGGGAAGGGTGTCGTCTTGAAATCCGTCCTCCCTTTCTGCGGGGATGTGCCTTGGATACCCTCTTTTGATTCCCCCAGACCTTTTATGGGAAGATAGTAAGCATAGTTGTTCAGACCGTCCTCGACAGCCTCAAGCCAGCTCTTGCCCGGTTCCCAAGGGAGCCCGAACTCCCCGTTTCTAAACTCCGCCTTACCCGGTATGCTTGTTTTGGATACGATTATCCTACCCGCTACGGAAAGCCTCTTGTGTTGTATGTTCCTGTCCAGAAAGCCTATCAGTGCATTTATGTGGTCAGCCCCGTCTCCGATCAAGCCCAAAAAACCTTTTAAAGTTCCGGGGCCGGTGTATGCCGACGACTTCCCAGTTATAAGGGCTACGCTGACAGGGTGGGAGCGGACATAAGACAAAAGTTCCCTTTTGGAACGCAAAAACGCCCGGTCTGCCTTCTTCACAGACACCCCGAGCGCGATAGGGGTTATCCTTTTGATTATGTTTTTAGCAAACCTGCCGACCATTAGCTTACCGCCTCGAATACATACTGGTAGAACTGCGGGTCTCCCATTATCCCTATTTTTTGGACATCTCCAACCATTTTGAACTTTTCGCTAAGAAAAGTAACCCTCTCCGCGCCTTCCAAATAAGTGTGGCCGTCAAGTTCGAACTGCACCTTTATAGTCTGGTTGCCCTGAAACACTGTCGGCGCGCCACCCGAGAGAGACCTCGTAAGGTCGCCGGGGTTGATATAGATGATTCTCGCCGTGAAATCATCATATGTGGGCGTCGTCGTGATGGTGTTGTTCTGGTTTCCCCCGAGAGAGTGCCTATAGTTTGGGTCAACAACCGTGAACGTCTTCTTCTCTGACTTGTAGATACGTATCTGTGTGTCCCTAGCCCACGTATCGAACACCAGCTTCATAGCATCTCTCGCGGCGGTTTTAACCTCCGATATGTTGGGGATGCTTAAAGCCATGCTATGCCGATGTCCAGACTACATTATAATTAGAGAAGAGGGATTCTGGCGGGTAATAACTCCCGTATTCCCTGATCCCGCTCGCGGCCGAGCCCGATCTTGAGTTATAAAGTGTCTGACACGGCAAAGACGGGTTAGCGTGTTGGTTATACCAGTCGATAAGCTCGGAAAGCCTCTCGCGGCAGTCTTTCGCTAGGCTACCGTAAGTTTTCGCCTTTTCGTTGCCGGTGACCCTCCTCACGGAACCTTGGTCGTCGCCCTGTATACTTACCCAGTCAAAAGAGAGTTCCCCGATAGAACGGGTAGCTTGCCTCGCCAGAAAGTAGCAGTAATACATTTCTGTATACACACCGCTCGACTCCATGCTCAGACCCGGCGACAGATCGTCGCCAGAGAGGCTGTAGCTTGTCCCTATCGCGCCGTTGAGGTTGCCTAGGTTGTTCTGTAGCCAGCTTACTACGCTGCCCGTAGAACTCGTGCTATCGCCCACACTGGTCAGTAGGTCTCCCGCCCAACCGCTTTGTTGTCCCAGCGTAGTGGTAGACATACTATTTGGCCGCCCTCATTACCTGCCTAGCGCGAGCCTCCTTGGCACTTTGGCTAGAGTCTTCCGGGGCCACCCCGTCGTCCTTGAGGGCGGATAGGTAAGAACACCTTTTTTTGTTATAGTCCCTTACGAGTCTGGCTATCATTTGGACCCTGTCGTAGGTTGGTTTGAGCTGGTTGTTGATACAGAGTTGCTGTAGGTCTACAACGTTAGTCTTTCTGAGGTAGGCTTCGTAATCCCCCGCGTCTACACTCCCTCTCGCACTTGCATTTGTAAGTGAAGCTCCACCTGCTACCCTGCCGTCCATTACATTTTCGAATTTTTTCATACACTTGGGTTTACACCCCTTCTTGTCTTGTGTGAATATTTAAATCAGGTCTAGATAAAAAAAAGAGGGGACGGTTTCCCGTCCCCTCTATTATTAATGTTTAAGTTATGTTAATTACACGACCAGCCCCGTGAGGCTTTTTGAGTCTGTTACAACGTAACCTTCTTCCAAGGTAGCAAACCAGCCAACCTGCTCAGAGCGACGGACGAACTGGTCGTCTGGCTCGATGGTGACAGAAGCGTTAGTTTCTGGGTTGTTAGCCGTAGCCCTGACGAATGCGTCGGTGCTGAGGTCAAGACCCATAACAAGCTCGTCCGCAGCATAGTCAAATGCAGGGGTAGAACCGGTGTAGTTCGTGTCGAACAGGATGTTGTAAGGTCTGCTTACGCCGAACTCCATAAGCTCGATGAACTTCACACCGAAGATCTCTGGTAGACCACCGCTGTTCCAGATATCCATACGGACTGAGTCCGGAAGGGGAACGGCAGTTGCGCCACTAGAAGTGATCGATCCCGGGCGGGTGTTCACAGGGTTGTAAGAGAAACCACGAATTTCTTGCATGATCTCCGGCGAACAAACCAAGTGGGTAACACCACGGTAAGGACGTACGGTCGGGGTTCCTCCAACAAACGAAGTGCGGAGCCTTTTAGCTTTCGTGATCAGACGCGAAACGTCGTCAGGAGAAAACTGGTTAATGGTAGTCGCATCGATGACGTGGGCGTTCCCACTGCTATCGGTTGCACCTGCCAATGCGCTCATAAGCGGCACCCATGCGTTATACTCACGCTTGAGAAGAAGCTCCTGCACGAGACGGTTAAGGACAATGTTCACAGCGTCGATCTGACCGTCGCGCATGTAGCGTTTAAGCATACTTGCAGCGGAGTCGAGACGGAACGTTACGAACCTGTACTCGTCGCCCCCGAACACTTGGTTGGTCGCTAGACCACCCGGTGCGCTTTGGGACCACACGTCAAACAAACCTTCATCGTTCGCGTCGAGCGGATGAAGTGGGATAGAAGGCATCGTGTCAAAGTCGTAACTCATCGTCTTATACACCAGCGAGGATGTAGAAGATTGATCAAGAACCACATCAGCCACAGGGCCTACTAGCGCGGCGAATACCTCTTGGGCGTATTCTGACACAGAACGGTCACGAGAACCGAGGTCTGCCAAAAGCGCAAGCTTCGCGTCGTCTTTTTGTAGATTGAATTTTTTCATATTTTCTTATTCTGTGAATTAGAGTTCAACTTTGAAGATTGCGTATCCCTGTGCGTCGGTAGACGAAAGGAACTTGCCAACCGTATCAGTCGAAGAGTAGGCGACAACATCGAGGGTTCCCGAAGTGTTACGAACTGCTCCACCCGAACCCGGACCTGCCGTTCCGTTGATAGCGTTAAGCTTCACGAAACCACGGGCGAGAATAGGGACTGCGCCCCCGGAAGGAACGACTTGATCTCTGGCACGCTCGTGCCAAGGACGGAAGATATACTTTTCGCCGAATGCGTTTGATTCCACAACGTCGAACAGGGTCACCCCGAGAACGACAGATCCAGAGTCGGCAGTGGCGACTTTCCAGTTAACAACCGGGCGTAGGACAGTGGCACGGGAAGGGTCGTTAAACCCTGCAAACGCGGTGTCATAACCTAGGTGGGCACTTCCGCTTCCGTCAGCAACGCTCGTATTACCATCCGCTACGGATAGTTTTACAAAAGTTCCTTTGTTGACAGTCGCTTCCGTGTGCGCATAGAGGTTGATGACTTCATTTTGGTCGATCTGCCTCCAAGGCTTAAGGTTTGGTTTTGATGTAACATTCATACTTTTTTAATTATACTTTTGCGTCAGCTTCGAAACTCGCACGGACTTTCGCGTACTTGTCTTCTTGACTGGACGGCGTGTTTGGCACTTCCGTGTTTTTGTTGGGGACCACGCTGGCGAGAGTGACTTCTGGGTCTTCCTCTTTGTCTGCGGGCTTCCGGTTCGCGATAAGTGTGCTAAATGTGCTTTTCCAAGTGGCGTATGCCTCATCGGAGAGATCTTTGATTTGACCAGCAACGAGAGTCTGCTCGTCATCATTAAGTTCAAACTGGGATGTAAGATCAGTCAGGCGACTGTCTAGCGCGGTTTGTTTCGCAGCAGCGTCGGCAGTAGCCTTGAGCTGGGAAACTTCATTCTCTAAGCTCGTCAATTTGGCCTCTGCCTCGGAGAGCTTAGTAGCCGCTTCGTTCGCTTTGGTTTCCATTTCCTGAACTTTGCTTGAGGCCTCTGTCTTTTTTGCCTCATACTGCTCTGAAACTTTAGTGATTTCGTCCGTGAGAAAATCACGGATAGAACTCGCTTGCATCTCAGATAGTTTATCCTGCTGGATATCGTTAACACTTTTGATCATATCAATGGGTGTTACATGTTTTTTTTCTAATTGTGAATTTTTTTTATGTATTTTTTCACTCTCGCCGTCTATTTCTGTAGTGGAGGCCTCTATGGAGTCTCCCCCCTCCACCTTTTCACCGCTGTCGGCGGGGAGCGTCTCGATAACAGATGCTGCGAGTTCCTCGGTCTCCTCTTTCACCTTCTCCTCCACAACTTTCTTGAAGATAGCATCTATGCTCCTTGACTCCTCCTCTATGTCCATCGCGTCAATCGCGGCAGTCAAAACGCCCTTGACGGCACCTGCCGGATTGAATGTCAAAGCCCCGCCTAGCGGTTGCCAGTTTTTAGCGACAAGATAGATAGGTGTCCCGTCTTCCATATAGCCGTCACCACCCTTCGCCATAAGTAGTGGAGTAAGTTCCGCCACTTTTTCCGGGTCGTCGATAATCTTAGCATTCTTCAACAGCTTGCTCCCTGCGGCGATGACAAAATCATCGAAACCGACCTCCCAAGACGCAGATATCTGGTTGCCCTCTTCCTGCATGTGTTCCGCCAGATAAGGGGCGATTGTTTTGTATACCACCCCCGCTACGGTAATATTGAATGGGGATAGCCCCGGGTCCACTTCTTCTAGAAGTTTATTTGTCCCAAAAGTAGAAAAGCCTGAGGAAATCATATGACCGACCACGTAGTCACGGTTGTGTTCTACGTTGAGGGGTCGGTTGATCCACTTGTCTTTCGCCCCGACCGCGTCTTCTGTCATCACCGCAGCCTCGTTTTTGTTAACGATGTTGACGGCGGCCATGTTAAAGGCGACATACAAAAGGTCGCTGTTGGCTTCGATAACCGATTTGTCGGGAAGGATACCGCGTAATCCCTCTAAGGAGGCAGAGGCGTAAATTTCCTCTCTTAGCAAATCCTTGCCAGAGTAGGCTACGCCGCTGGCGGTAATAGTCATTTTGTGCTTAAAATCTTTCATAGTCTACATTAGGGATACACGTTGTTTGGTTACTTCGGAGGTTTTTATAAAATTTAGCCACCCGGTAAAGCATTGCTTGCAGTGGTAGCAACATACCAGAGTCCCCTCGTGGTCTACCGTGTCGAAATCATACTCTTCAGAGAAACAGAGGGGACAGAACGACCACAGGTCCTCGTGCCGGTGAAATATTATAATGTTGTTTGTTCCCATTGAGGGAATTGGTTATTTTGAGTGGCTAGATTAATTTAGAACCTTTTGCAGGGTTATCCGCCGCCCATAAAGGCTGTAGGTTGGTGTAGTGGAAGCATTTTTTTTGCTGTTCGGGGTCGGATAGATCGAAGGAGGAGCAGGGGGCTCGGTGGTCGATATGCCAGCCATGTAACCCGTAGTTATCCCACGTCATTCCGTCAGTGAATTTGTTTTCGAGGTGTTCCTTGAGTCTTTCTATTGTGCAGCCCACAAGATCCTTGCTTTTTTTTGTGATTCCGCTTCCTTTTAAAAAATCGGCAAGGCGACTCCTTAGCGCCGTACTCAGCCGATAATAGGTATTACCCCTTCTCTGCTTATATACAGCTTTCCAATTGTCCCTTCTCCACTCCGCATTTCTTTTGTAAACTTTGTCTTTGTTTTTTCTAACGCAACGTAAATAGTTTTCGTTATCCCTCTCTTTTTTATTCGGGTCTTGACGATGAAAAGCCCTCAGCTCTCTGTCGTATTTTCGACGAGCCTCAAGCTGTTCAGGATTCATGTCAGATCTTTTTTCATTCCACCAAGAAGAGACTCCTTCTGGGAATTTTGGTCTATTCAGCATAATTTATTATAATCTTGCCGCTTGCGTGTGCATGTAATCCATGTTCTTTTCCCTTCCCAAACTAACCCAGCCTTCCGACTCCACTATTTTCCAAAATGGAAGATACTCAGGTCTCGCGAAGTAAGCTTTGTCTTTCCCCCACCTAAGCCTGTTCCTGTCGGGGTCTAAATCAACAGCGATACCCCAAGCGTGCATGCTCCAAGATGAGCCGCCCCTCATTTTGCGGACATTTAAGCATCCTCCAAAGTGATCTAGCCTAAGGTCACTGATTCCGTCTTTGCCGTAATGTTCTAAAATCCCCTCGAATATTCTGCCGAGAGAGTCTTTCACCTTCTTATTACAGGACATTTTAGTAACTTTGGTGTTTGTGTCCCAAGCGAGAACCATATCGTAAGGCAAAGTCAATAAAGTCTGGTTTTCCCCAACGGGTCCAAAATAATCTACCAGTTCTCTATATCTCTGCCTCGGCCAGTTATTGTCATGTAGCCTAAGGGTGACCTCCTTATCTTTTGGCAAAGATGGGCTCTCCAAATTTAGAGAAGCCATCAGCGCCGTAAAACCCCGTTCAGTATTCTTCCCCCACCACCCGTCTATCGACCCGGCACCGATTCCTTTTTTCGAGCAAATAGCTTGGATGCAGCCGCTGACGAGTCTGTCCTTGTCCCAATTGCTCGGGAATTCATGGTAAGAACGTATAGCCCGCTTTGTCAGAGGACCGTAGTCCCCGTCTATCTTCCCGGTATATAGTCCCTCGCCCTTCAGAACAGTCTGACAAACTGTTACGTGTAAATTGTTAGTTGGTTCAGCCATTATCTTTTGTTGTAGGAATAGTTTTCCTCAAACTGGTGTTTCTTTCCTTTTGAGTCTTTAAATTTGATACTCCCGTAGTCGCCGAATTTGGCGGAGTCTTCTTTGACCTCATAATTTTTCTTCGTTTTCCCCGAATCCGAAATAACCTCTACGACATACACATCTCTGTCGCCGCCACGGCCGATAAGGCTATCGAGACTCTCGCAACCGGCAGAGAACGAAAGGAAAACCGCCAGAACTATTACTAAGCTTTTATCGCCGAACATGCTCTCCCGTTGTTCGACAGTAACCTGTCCATGTCTTTTCTGGAGATTTTGAAGCGCCCCTTGTCCCCCCATTTTTCACCCCAGCTATTAGCACAGAGGAACGCGTCCTCATCTTCGAGTATCCCGTAAACGAGAAACGCGTGTCCGGACTTGCTGCTTTCCACCTGTAAAAAGCCGTCCTTGAGATTGTTCATGCCGGAAGACCACCCACACTCTACAACGACAGGGCCCCGCATTGCCAAATATTGCCAAACCTCTCCGGCGTCAGTCCCCCAGATATAAGACTTGATGAGACCCTTCTTTTTTAGCGCCTTCGCGCCTCCTCTGACAGTAGTTCCCAAACCGGGGTCGTCGCCGGGGAATTCGTCCACGTCGAGAATATCTGCATAAAAACTTTCTATGTCCATATCCTTCACGAAAGGACTCGGGACGCTCGCCATGAAAAGGGACCAAGCGTAGGCGACACACATGGGGGACTTGCCCTGATCCATGATCCCCCCTATCCCATGGACTTTGGTGTAGCTTTTATACCCACTCCCATCGTAGGAGGAGCGCATAGGAAAAGACTCGTCCCTCTCGTCGCTCTGGAGACGGGCACCACGTCCCTTACCTTCTTCCAAATCGACAAGAACCGGCTTGGGTTCGGGGTTTGTCACAGGTTTTGCGACAATTTTTTCACCGCTGATTTTCTTAAACTTTTTCATTAGTTCTTAGACATTGAGGCGCGGAACGGGGCGATAACACCCTTTTCGTATTTCTCCAAAAAATCATTGTCCAGATATTGCTTCGCCGCCAACTCCGACCCATTTGCTATAGAGTCGAGCAGCTCGGACTCGGAGGACGGGCTCATGCTCCTGAGGTAATGGTCGCCGTAAACCTTCACTATCTGTGCGACAAGACCGAACCAGTGAGATTTGGCGGGGACAACTTCGGTCAGGGTAGAACTTAGACCTTCGGGTGTAGGGAACTCCCCCTCACCGACCGACCTTATAGCCTGTGTTATCTCGTAGACCACCTCCGCCTTTTTCTCCCTGTCCACGTCCCCTTCCGCGAGGGAAAGGACATGGTTGGTAGCTACATAACTAGCAGTTTCGGCTAGGATCGGGTTAATATCGGGAGAGTCTCCTCCACCGGGTGATACGCAAGACGCCAGAGAGATTGCGATTACTGTGGCAAGTGTTAAGTGTAGTTTCATTGAGATGGTGTGTGTATTCTTTTTTCTGCCTCCCCGCTTGCGGCGACAGTGCCCCCGGTGACATTTTTGCTTTTCGTGTGGTGGGCGAACATAATACCCGAGATCGCGGCAACTAGTTTAACAACCCCCCGGACTTTGTCTTCCCAGTGAGGGCTTAGAAAATCGAGTATCTCCTCGTCTGTGGCGATCAAGAGACCGACGGACATGACTATACCGTAAAAACTAGTTTTCCAGTTCGGGTTCAGCTTAACGAATTGTTTCATCACAAACAATTACACCGAATATTCTAATATTTAATCAGATTCGACACTCTGCGCCAAAATACCCGCCAACATCTCGTCCACACCATGCTCGCTCTCCATCTCCGTGGTGAGCTGGGAAAAGTCGGTCACTACAAGTCTCTCGGCGGGGTTCTCGATGTATCTGGCTATAGTCTCCCCTCCCCATTCGGAACTCGGGACGTTGCAAACAATGGAGGACAGGATCTCGCTGATTTCCGCTTGGTTTTTTTTGCTCACCCTCTGAACCCCCCTGATCCCCTTGTAGGAAGAGAAAATTTCAGACCGCAGCTCGCCGATCTTCTCATAAGTCTTCTTGATAGACTCGAAATTGAAAGAAGCGTTTTTAGCGCCGCCCCCTTGGGGTTGGACGTTTTTGGTTGTCTGCGGTGCTTTCGCCCCTGCCGGACGACCATCCTCTTTGTTCCCGCCACCGATTAGGGGTGAGTAATACCCCGCGTCTTTCTGTTTTTTGAACTTTTTCTGAGACTCGATAGATGCTTCCGCGCTAGGCAATTGCCCGTTGTCAAAAGCTTCCATTGTCTCTTCTGGGGTCAGTAGACCGAGTTCCGACAGTCTGGTGTAAACCTTGAGGTACTGGACCTCGTCTTTGAGGTTCACGGACTCGAATACTGGCTCCGGGATGGATCTGATGCCGAATTCGTCGGCGAGCTTCTTCATCTCCGGTTTCAAAAAGTTCTCCAAGAACGACCTGCGGGCCTCGTTCAACCTCTCCATGAAGACACTGATCTTCGCCATGGAGTCTGCGAATTTCTGGTCACCGTAGAAAATATTCATCAGGCCGCTCGCGATATCGGCATTCACCACCTGATATTTTTCCGGACCCAAGATTTTCTTGAGGTCGGGCATGACAAAGTTTGCCTTCGTGCTGTAATCGGCGACGAGAACCCTTCCGACACTCTCACTCGCGAATAAGTTGTTGGTAGCCGCCATGATTGCGGGATCGGCTCCCCCGTGTTCCGGGTCCCCCATTGTGATAAGGAGGATAAGGTAGTCGGTAGTGCGCGCGATGACCTTCTCTACTTTCTTGAACTCTAGCTTTAAATCGATATCGAACAGAACGGGGAAATACATAGGGACAGCAAGTGGCTCGTAATCCTGCTTTTTAGCGAAAACGGCGCGGAGTCTTTCCTGTTCCAGTATCATGGAGGCCCTCTGTCCCGAATCGATAGACTTCCGGGTCGAGGCTGGTAGGCTTTGTTTGAATTCGATTTCCTCTGCCGACTTCGGGTTTTTTAGCCTTTTTATCTCGTAGTCGTTCAAAACCTTTGAATACTGCGCGCCAACAAGGGAGGCCGCACTGTCCGACTGGATATCTGCCGGGTTGAGGAGAACGTAGCGGATAGGCACAGTCCTTTTTCTCCCTATCGTCGTTGAACCGTCAAAGCGGTAGAGGAATACGTTACCCGAACGGAACCACTCCCTGAAGAACTGGTCACCGAGATCCCAGCACCTAACTCTGTTAAACCATTCGCTATAAAATTTCCTAGAACTTTCCGTGCCGCCCTTCAGGTGGATGGGAGAGTTGCAGAACTCGGTCATAATATCTATCGTAGACCGGAAAATGGCCACGTTCCAGTAAGCCTTCTGGCACAGGATAATGGAATCTTTTACACTCAGACCCCCGTCCGCGTCTTGGAAAGGTATAACTCCACTTGTTATATTCTGTAGCTCGCCGTTCATCGGACCTTGGCGACTGTATCCCGCGCTGCTCCCCGCCCTAGAATACGACCCCATAGCCGTCATCTCGGGCCCGTGGTGCTTAACAGCGGGCTTGTCCGCTAAATTAAGGAGACTTCTGTCGCTATTTTCTCCGTTAGTGACCGCACTCATCGCGGTAGTGATCTTTTTCTTCGCCATACTAGTTTCTAATACACTAAAAAACAGCTTTAGTGCCTAGGTCCTGCGAAAAATGGCATGAAACTAAAAGTTTTCTTCTGCTCTGGGAGGTTTTGTATTTTCCGGTAGCACTCGCATCCCCATTTCCCCATGAAGAACACAGTATAGGAGTCTTTCCTAGCCCTTTTCGGGCTTTTGTCCCTGAGGAGGTTTGACGGCAAGTCGAAAGTCTGGTTCCCCGTCGCACCCACTCTGATTTCGATTAGAGAAATCTGTTTTTTAGTCCTGTCCATCTGAAAGTTGAGGTTTTCAATGAAATCGAACATCGTTCTTTCCTTAGGCTTATTGTTCGCATACCATAACTGTTCTGGTTTGACCAGACTGTTTTTCGCCACGCAAGTGTTCACGTCTTCCTCCGAAACTATATTCGATGCAAGCAGGGTTTTCCCCTCGTGGAGAGAACTTTGCAGTTTTTCGTTTGCCGTCCTGATCCAGTTGGAACTGAATACCTGAAGGTGTAGTATCTTTCCAGACGCAAGGCAGTAACTCTCCTTGCTGTTGACGGCACCCTCCCTCTCGTCCTTGTTGTCGAAATCGTGTTCGAACGGAACAATTTTTTTGTCGATAAGCTTCAGTTCCGCCAGATCATTAAAGAAACGGGTCCCGCCGCGACTATCTGCGATAACATAGACGATATTGAAGTTGTCAAAAAGATATCTGAGGTATTCTGCACGCTTTTTTATGTCGCCCTTTGCCACGGCGTACGGGTGGACAAGAATATCGATCCCCTCGGGGCTCATCTCGAACAGTGCCATCCCGAAGTCGTCCGAAGCCTCGGAGTCGTTGAAGTTTGGGTCAACAGACAAAACATACTCAAATTCCTCTCTCCCCGTTATCAGGACGTGGGGTTCCTCACCTTCCTTAAGGGTTCTGTCGTGCAGCATTCTGGCACTGAAATAACCAGAACTCTCCCCCGTAAACTGCGCGCCGTATTCTCTGTTAAACTGCGCCGCCGTAGACACTGTCTTTGCTTGGTCCAAGTTCTTTTGGTCATACATGCCCTTCGGGGCCATCTCGTATGAAAACTGGAAAATACAATGGGAGACATCCCGTGTTTTTCGCCCCGGCTCCATATTCCTGTCAAATATAAGGTCTTCGTAGCTGGTGTAAAGCTGGTAGAGATACTGGAACTCATAACTCGCAGATGTAAGTCCCACGAGCTTGTTGCTCGGGAAGATAATCCTGTCGTCCTCTTCCATCTCACCCGACGCGATAAGCTTGTCTTGGATGTCCCTGAAGTCCTCCCTCTCTCTCTGGTCCTGCTGGGTTGTCATGAACGGAAGGATAACTTCATTGACAACCTTCTCGCTCATAAGGAGAAGTTCGTCGATAATCATCAGGTTGAAACGATAACCCCTGATCTTTTCCCCAGCCCCCAGCGGGAGCGCGTAAATTTTTGAAGAACCGATGCGTAGAATCCATTCATCCGAGCTGTGTTTCGGTTCTCCGTTGAAACACTGCTTCAGGAAAACCCCCTTCTTGCCCATGGCGAAGTCTTCTATGGTTTGGAATATCATCCTCGCCTGTCTGAAACTCGCACTACATATTCCTATTTTGACACCGGGGTAGAAAATAGCATACATGGCAGCGAGCATACCCCCTAGAAAAGTCTTGCCCATACCACGGCCGCACACCGCCAAAGAGTAGTCTTTGTGCATCATCGCCCGGAGCATTATCTCTTGGAACGGGTAAAGGTTCTTCCCCGTTAGCAACTGGGAGGTGAAATTTAAATTATTCCTACAGAACTTGGCGAAAGTTATCTGCGCCTCACGCATGTTCAGCTCGCCCTCCACCTTCAACATATCCTCGTTGAAACTCTCTAGGCGGTCCTCGGGTGTAAAATGATTTCCTCTATCCCACATTTCTAGAACTTTTGTTGTAAAGGTATTGCAAATCCAAATTGCGCGCCAGTTCACCTATCCTCAAGATAGAGTGGCAGCATTTCTCGGCAGAAGCCCTGTTGTCCGCGAAAAGAAACTGGACGCACGGGTATTTCTGAATCAGAACCCTCATTGTTTTCAGGGCGGAATGCCCTATCTTCATCCGTGAATTGACCCCTGTGTAAGACCGGGCGGTTTCGACTGACGCCTCCGTGAGAACGACCATATAACCCCCCGCCTCTTGGCACCTGACAATTTCCTTTTCGAAGCGCTCTTTACCCTTCACTAGAGTAGAGCAAAAATCGGGGAGACTCTTCCTCTCTACGCAAATGTCCTCATTTTGTGCAAGTGCATAGTCCCCGAACTCAAGCTTCCTCACAACGGCGACACCATCCGGGAAAGAGAACGGTGTCTGCTCCCGAGAGTCTACAATAACCGACCCCTTGGAAAAGTCGGGGAGTTCTTTGGGGAACCCTTTGGTATAGTTGAACCTTTCTTTGAGCCCCAGCTTGGAGCATAGAGCGTGGTAGTCGTGACAAGTAGCCTCAATGAGTTCGACACCGGGCAACGGACGGGAAAGAAGCTCGCTTTCACTCCAAGATAAAACAACCTCCGGGTCTTCGGCCCTTGATGTTAACAGCCCCAACAAGAAAGAAGACTTCTCCTCTTTTTCACCGTCTGACTGTAGCCACGATATCAGGTTTTCGGATTTAACAAAATCTTGCGATACGTATTTGTCATAAGAAGAAAATTTGATCTTCTCGCCAGTGTGCATGTCCCTCTTGGGGAAATGCTTCTCATAGTAAGAGGCTACAAGCAACGAATGCTTCTTCAAATGACGGTGGAGCTTACCCCTGTCATCGAAACGCTCTTCGCATACCTTACAAAAAATATCCATTATCGGGGGACAGCCTCCTCTTCGTCCAGACCGACCACCTTGGCTATTATGTCGGAGAACGACGCGAGCCTACCGATCTCTTTCCTCTGTTCCGCAGCCCTTGCCTTTGCGGATATAATTAACATATCCCGCGACTCCTTCTCTCTCCAAAGCTCCACGAACTTCGTCAGGGACTGGTTGCTCTCCACATTCCTCTGTATCCTGTCGGAACGCTTTGAACTCAGAGATTCCTGAGCGTCTTTCATTCGTCTCTGGCACCGGTCCAGTTCGTTGATCTTATCGCTCAGAGCTTTCGAGAGGTCGATGGAGAGTTTGCTGCTCCCGTCCGTGTCCTCCACAGCGAGGTTCAGTCTCGTATTTAAAGCCTCGATCTGTTCTTTGATCTCTGCCAATAGAATATAGTCCCCGCACAGGGAAATATACATGTTAAGCTCCTCCATGTTAAGGTCCGGCTTATCGTGGATAGAGGATACGAAAACGTGCTCGAACAGGTCTCTCATACTCGCCCTTTTAATGGCGTTGATATTGAACGTGAACCTTTTGTAGTTCAAATAACCCCTGAGGTTATCGACGCATTTGCGCTGGAACGGTGTCAGCCTGTCCGAGTCATAACGGGCGTTGGGGTCGGCGGAATTAATTTTAAATATTATTTTCGAGTCGGCTTTCGGGGGTGAATAATCGCCGTCCGCATCCTCGATATCCCTCGGTCCGCTCAGGTCCCAACTCATCGCCTTGATGAAAAGTGTAATCTCCTTTGTCTCTTTTGAAAGGGGCTTGATTTTCTTCTCCGGAAACAGGTTTTTCGCCATTTCGAAAGGCGTCATAAGACCCACCTTGTTCCTCACCGTCTCGATCTGATCTTCCGTCAGTTCAATATATTTCGCCCCCCTCTTCAGAGAGGCGAGGAATTTTCTTACGTTCCCATACTCGTCGCTTTCTGTGGAGAGTTCGTCATTGTCAAAGACACCCCTAGTCAGTTCCAGTAGAGACATCCTGTCGAATTTGTCCCGGACGAAATTGGCCTGACTCAGGCTGAGCTTGTAAACATATCTGACGATTGCCTCTTCTACTTTATCCTCCTGATCTGACTTCATTATGTGTGGTAGGTTATATCCATCTCAGAAGCGGTTTTGCGGACTTTCACCATTATCTGCTTCTTTATGTTGTTCATCTGCCTGTAGCCGGGGAACCTGTCCTGTTCGGATGTTTTAAACTGCAATATCTTAGCCGCCTGTTCGTCCGAGAGATTTTGGATAAAAACCATCCTGTATACACTTTTTTGTATAGCGTTCAGTTTCGGTGCCACCATCTCGTGTAGCTTCTCCGCGCTTTTTATGAAGTCTAACGGTTCCATAGAGTTATCGGCGGAAGAGTGGACATGACCGCAGTCGTCAATCGGCTTTGCGAATTTTAATTCATAACCGATCCTTTTCTTTTTCGTCCATTTGTCGTATTTGGGACACTCTTGGTCCTGCCTCCCGGATGCTGTTATACTGCACAGACCCCCTCCTTGGTTACAGGGGCAGGTAGAACACGGTGGAGCCAACCTCCCGTAGTTGTTCCTCACCATGTTGATAATCTGATTTTTTACAAGAGTGTTGAGCCAAGGGCCGATTGGTCTGTTCTGGTCCCACTTCTCCCACTGCAAATAGATATGGCGGCGGACGATCTGAGATACGTCAGAGTAGTCCATGTAACTCAAAGAGCTGAGTCTCCACTGGGACCGCGCTTTGGAGATTGCGGACTCTATATCTTCGGTTTTGTCTTCGTAAACAGCGTCTGGCATTACTCTTTCGACAGTTGTTCACTCCCGTAGTCCAACCGGGGCATGTTATGAATCCGTTGCGAAAACCTCCTGACTTCTGCCTTGGGATCTTCGACCCTTTTCGAGACCGGGTCATAAGCTGTTTTCCTGCCAGAGGACACGTCCCCCAGTGTCAAATTGTCTGTCACAGCTTCACCGTCCACTTCGAGAACGATATTCCCGTAAGACCTTTGCCCGTGATACCCCGCGTGGTTCGTTTGTGGTGCCGGTTGGCTTTGTGCTTGGACAGATGTCGAACCGAAGGCTATGCCGCACCCGCCGCAAAATTTGGGTCTTGCAGCTTCGAATTCATGGAGCTGGCCACAATTAACGCAAAATGTTCTCATAATCTCCTCTCAGCTTGATTTTCAAAAGTTCTTTGACCTGAGCCATATTCATCGAGCGGGTGTCCTCGAATAGTTTTCGGAGCAGTTCCTCGCCCCTGTCGGTCGCCTCGCCCCCCGCCGTTTCTTCTCCCCCGCTTCTGAGGTTCCCACATCTTTTCCCCACAATGAGTTTGGAGGATTTGAGTGACTCGACCCGCTTCGAATAAGCGACACGCTCAGAGGAGGGGTATAGTTCGATACACCTGTCGGGCGTTGCTACCCAAAATGAGTTTTGCGAGAGCAACCCTTTCGGTTGAGAGATAAATTCTTGTTGCGATATCTTAGTCATAATGATGTGCCTACACACACTTATTACGACTTACACGAAAAAAAGCTTAAAATATAAATTTAAATACGAAACGCTTTTTGCGGTGTATTACAGATCTTTGATCACGGAGACGATATGTTTGAGGATTTCGGACCTCACAATGTCCTCTTCCCCGAACCGGAGGCAGTAGATCCCCTTTTCCCTCGACTCCTCTGTGTCAAGAAGAACACCACTTTTTGTATTTATCTTACTTCCTGTCGATATAGAAATCGCCTCTTTTTAACAAAATGCTCCTAACTGACGAGTCATGAACTCCGTATTCCCTAGCCAACGCACAGCAATTTGTATGTGTCGTCGTGTATTTCTTTACAATGACACTCAGTTGCCGGGATTAACACTTTTCTTTTATACTTTCTAAAACACTCACAATATGTTTCAAAATCTCAGAGCGAACGATATCCTCTTTACCGAACTCAAAGGTATGTATGCCGCGAGAGGCAGAGTCTTGGTTGTTGAAGGCCTCACAAAATGGAACGAATGCGCTTTTGTCCCCTATGTCACTTTGCATCGGGTCACCCAATATAAAGACTTTGGAAAATTCACCAATTCTCGTTAAGACCGTTGTCAGTTCCTTGCGGTTAAGGTTTTGCGCCTCGTCCAGTGTGACTGCCTTACCGCTGAATTGGCACCCCCTGAGGTAATTGACTGGACGGAAATCTACCAAATCACAGCTCAGCATCTTTTTGTAATCTTCGGCGCACAAAAGCTCGTCTAACTTATCCAAAAATGGCTCGGCGTATGGAGAGAACTTTTCCCCCGCTAAACCGGGCAGACAACCCATTTTACTAGATGCGCTTTCGACAACACTCCTTATGTAAACTATATCGCTTATCTTCTTCTCGTTCAACAGATGAAGAGAACAGTAGGTAGCGAGAATTGTTTTTGATGTGCCCGCCGGACCCGATACAAATATAATTTTGGTATTTTTGTCTTGAGCTAATCTTATAAACTCAAGCTGCTTCTCGGTCCAAGGAATTTTTTCTTTGATTTTTAGCTGGGGAGCTATTTTTCTTCTTTGGTGAACGTAAATTGAAGTGTCTTTTTTATTTCCCATCAGTGTAGATTACACTACTGATCGTCGCTTTTTCTTTTTTTAGCACGCTCTTTCAACTTTTCACGGTTTTTAAGGTAATAGGCGCGAGAATAGTCTTTTTGACAAGAACAGCAGTAAGATTGGAGACTGTCTCTCGTATGTGGGCTGTAGACGAATTCATCGACAGGTTTCGAGGCGCTACACTTTTTACAAATTTTATTCACAATTATTATTACACTTATTTTAAAATATGGGAAACGAAATCAGAGTTTTAAGTTTATTTGACGGGATTTCTTGCGGCCGCTTGGCTCTGGAACGTGCCGGGATCGGGGTCGGGGAATACTTTTCGTCAGAAATAGACGAGAATGCGATGCGGGTATCACGGAAGAATTTCCCGGGCATAACACAGATAGGCGATGTCCGGGATGTCGCGGGCGATGATTTGGGTGAGATAGATCTCCTGTTGGGCGGGAGCCCCTGCCAGTCGTTCAGCTTCGCGGGGAAACAGCTCAACTTCGACGATCCCCGTGGGAAGCTGTTCTTCGAATATGTCAGGATTAAGGACAGGTTGAACCCGACATATTTTTTACTCGAAAACGTCAAGATGGCGAAGAAGAACCAAGATGTTATCAGCGAACATCTCGGGGTAGAACCCATTGTTATCAATTCGTCACTGGTCTCCGCACAGAACAGGGAGAGGCTGTATTGGACAAATATACCCGGCGTGACCCCCCCGGAAGACAAAAAGATATTCGTGGGCAGTATTCTGGAGAACGATCAAGAAATTGTCGGGGCGATGAGGGGTCGTTACCTGATAGATGGCGTGAGGCAGGACGGGAAAGGGGCTACGGCGGGGAAGACTAGACAATACATCGAAGTCCGGAACGACGGTAAAAGTAACTGTTTGACCACCGTGCAAAAAGACAATGTCGTGGTGACGGACAAAGGGTTACTGACAATGGAAGGGGGTCGCTACAAGAGGAAGGGGTATTCTCTGTTTCAGGAAGGGGGTATCAGAAAACTGTCCGCCACCGAAGTAGAGTTGCTGCAAACGCTCCCGGTCGGCTATACGGACTGTCTCAGTGATTATCAGAGGCACCGGGCTGTGGGGAACGGCTGGACCGTAGACGTGATCTCCCACATTTTATCCGCCCTCGAAAAATAAATGCCAATAACGCTTGCACCAATGTGAAACTGTGCTAAGGTGGGGCGAAGCCAAAATTAACTAAGTCAAATAAGATAATGAAATTCAAAGACAAAAGATACGCGGTGAGGGTTCCGACCAAAGAAATCGGGCCGCTGATTGTAGAAAAGTTGGAAGAACTCGGGTTCGGGGTTCCTGCTGGAGTGAAGGACGAAGCCTGTGACTCCGGCAATTGTGTGATCATTTTAAGACCGGAATATAGCGACGTGGGGAGTTATAGCAATTCTCAGGGCATCCCGTCAAACGCGACCCACCTGACTATCGATGAACTTTTCAACGCGAAGGTCGTTTCTAAACTGACACTTCTCGACGCGAAGGTCGTTTCTAAACTGACACTTCTCGACGGGGGTCTTACGGTCGATTACAAAGAACATCGTTTCGAGTTCGAATCAACTGGCTACGGTGAAAAACTCTCGTTGTCAAAAGAAGAGGTTGTGGGACTTCTCACGGGGCAAGCCGGCAATTTTCAGATTCAGGTTTTGAAAATCAAGGTCGGGTGCAAGACCCTCGGGGAGGAAGAGATCAATAAGGTTTTGAAATTTGTGGAAGATTCCACTTCGGTCTAATCTTTTCTGTTCGGATGGGGCGATAACTAGCGAGCTGCGTGGTAACGTGTGCAGTTGGTCTACAGCGTAAGCACCGCAGTCGCGGAGAGCGCGCTATACCGTTACTACCCGTGGAGACGGGAGGCGACGGCGGCAGACTAGTTATCGCCCCACATGGGGCCAAAACAATTCAATTTAGAGAAACATGGATATTTTAAAAGGTAAATTTTCGATTCTGGTGGCGAAAGATATGCCAGACACGGTAGTATCTGCGGTTTTGTCCCAGCTTAAAAAGCTCGGGTGCTCCGGAACCCATCATATTGCATCGTCCACTAGAACAAGAGTGGCGGAGGGAGATATCTCGATAAATGTCGGCAATTATAACGACGGTCAGGTCTCATATTCTTATTCGATGTTCCCTTTGAGGGGTTGCGAACCGCTACTAATCGACGACCTGATGGCGATGGAACCGGACGGCCCCCTAAAAAAAGAGAATGTGTGCGTGCGTCTTTCTAATGACAAAACCGCCTTGGTTGCGTTGAACTTTTTGATAGACAAGCTCGGTTTTTCTTGGTCTGGGGTGGATGCTCATGAATTTATCTTCAGGCGGCAGCGGCAGAAATTCTTTGTTTTTCTCAATACTTCAGAGAAAGGGGGACTTACGTGGTCGTCAACCAATCCAGATGACAAAAAAGAGATTTCGCTGGAAGAACTTTTTTCTTACTAAAACATGAAGAACTGGAACAAAATTATATTTGAATCACCATGATTGCTTTTTTCAAAAAACTGTGCTCCAAACCGGTCCGGAACGACACCCCGGAAGTTTTCCCCTACAAATATAGGATCGTCCCCAATCCAAACCGCCCCGGTTTTTATATGTGTCAGACTAGAGTCAATGATAAAGAAGTCATATTCTGTTGGATGGCCTCGTGGATATTTATAAACGACCGGACGTTGATAAGCGATAATTTAGAACAGCTTAAAAAAGATTTCTTGGCCTACATAGACGAGGAGGAGTCTAGGGTCAAATTGATGGCCGACCACCTGTCTTTACCACCTATCTACATCAGTCCGACAAACTCCGGATAACCGCTTGACAATTAAGAAAAGTAGAGTAGATTAGGGGAAAATGAAATTCTACGGGCAATTCTTCATAAGGCTGGGCTACCGGTTCAGGTATTACAAGAGAAAAATATTCCATTTCGCAGGAATTTGTCCCAACTGCTACGCGCGGGTCAACTACACATCAAAAGGTCGGGCGATCTGCCCGGGGTGCGGCAGATAATTCGAGTATAATTATAAATATGATTACAAAAATAGAAAGAGATAAGAGTTCCTTCGTTGTCACAAGGCAAAACAGAGTCGCGGATGCGGTCGTGTCTAGGCTTAAATCCCTTGGCTTCCCGTTCGAAGAAGGGGGTGCTTTTCGCAACTTCAACAAAGAGGGTTCTTCCCAAGAAAATGATAGGGTGGCAATTTTTTTGAAATTTAATGACGGCACTCCTGTATCGTTGACATACAGTTCGGAAAGTTGGATGAGGAACGAGATTTCCTCTGGAGGAATGGATTTTTGTGGTACCAGTCCAATAGAACTCACGTTGGAGTCTCTGTTTTCTCGGGAGAATAACCCGGAAGAAGAATCTCCCGACCTCCTCGGAGGATGGAGAAAATACTGCGAGGAGGGCGACTTCGCCATCACCGTCGCGAAATTCAAAACTTTCAAAGCGGGCTGGAATGCCGCCGAAACAACACTCTAAACCAAAATGGACATCAAAAAGGACAACGTTTATTTTTACGCACCCAATAAGGAAATCGCCACCGTCGCGCTGAATTTTCTTTCCGACAATTTCGGCTTTACATGGGCGAGTGACGATACAAACGAGCAAGTGGTCTCCTGTTGTCACTACAGCGGGAGGGGCCATTACTATTTTTTAAATTCATATAAAGAGCTGGAGCTAACAGAATGCCCCAGAGTCGTGGATTACAAAGACGTGCCCGCCATTTCTTTGGAGGAGATTTTTTTCCTGAACCGGGGTTTCCGGGTTGCTGGCGGCGATCTGTCCGTCGAGGTCTGTTCCGGAGATCAAACCGTAGTATTTACATCAGCGTTGAGTGTTCTCCGATACCCGATAACACAATTCAAATCTCTGATCCATGCGTCGTTCTGCGTAGAATCTGTAAATATTGCGGGTTTCTCTGTGAAGAGGGAGGAACTTTTGCGAATCAGTAAGCTGGCAGAATATTCCGAAAACAAACAGCGGGCCACCGGTTCCGTCATTGCGAAAAAAGCTGTCATCCCGGACCTTGTCGCGGTTAACCTTACGGGTTCCTATCGCATTGACCGCATTTTGCATGGTCTGAAGGCGGCTTGGGGGCATCCTTTTGTAAAACCGGGTTGACAAGTGTCGCGGTTGTGCTATATTACCACAAATGAAAAATACTATGTTGGACGAAGAACACAAGAAGCTTACAATTAAATTGGCAGAAGGGGCGAACTATTGGCGGAAATAACGATATCCAGTCAGAAAAGCCCGAGAAGACGAGAAATCTTATTCACGGCGAAGATCTGGAAGAATTGAAAGAACAAATAGATGCTCTAAGAAGAGGGGAACGGGATTTCGTAGAGAGAACTCTCGCTTCTTACAACCAGTCGCTGACCGCTCTTAAAAAGATGGAACTCAGAAACAGAATAGCGCAAGCGGTTGCCAATTTAATATCTGTTGCGATTTTGGTCTTTCTCGCCGTTAAAGTTTCGCTTGCCCCGTGGGGGAACTAGACACAATAACATGGAAAATACATCAAACAAAAAATTCTACTTCAGAGTCCCCGACGAAAAGGTGGCGCTGGTCGTGTTAGATTCTCTTCTAAAAGAGCATGGTCTCAAATGGCTCTCTGGGAGATCCAACGAGGCCGTGATCCTTTCTAGCGATATCCCGGGTAAGTTTGTCGGGTATGACGGGAGCCACCTCATGTTTTCCCCTAAAGAGTCTGATTTCGTAAATCACAGGAAAACAACACTTGAGAGAATTTTATCCAGACGTCCCATAAAAAAATCAGTATTGCCGGACTCCCAGATCAGTTTCGAAGTAGACTATTCGGATAACGCGGTGGAGTTTCTCTCCGTGGGGCCAAACGGAGAACAGTCGGTGAAAGCGCCCACCTCTCTTATCGAGGGTCTCCTTCTGGACATGGGAGAGGGCGTTTTTGTGAATACCATAAAGGTGAAAGACCGGTTTGTCTCCCACAACGATTTGGTTCACTTGGTAGATTTTATCAGATATAACCGCCCCGCGACGACGTATCCAACAGTCTAAAAAAATGAAAAACCAAGAATTTACACTAGGAGAGAGGCCGCACAAAGATCTTGTGGGAGGCCGGGACGCGTTGCACGTCCCCGTGATCTGCGTGATTGCCCACGCCTACTTGGAACCGGGGGAGAGGGTGGGGATCAGTGGCCGGTCTACCTCATTCGGAAAGACGGTCGGCGTCGTCGATCCGTTCCTCCCGGATGACGCCTGTCCGGGGGAGCCCGTAAACGTTATCCTCCTACCCAAATCCACAACCAGCGTGAGGCACGTCTGGGGACACCCTGACATCGAGCCCGTCCCAGAAGGGGCGTCCGAAAAATTCTCTAACTGGTCTGAGTATCTCGACAGTGTTGCCGAAATCTTGGGTTGCGGGAGGGGCGTTATCGAGGATGCCATCAGACATGTCGAAGAATACGGGACTGACTGTGGCGGCACGCAACCAAATTTGGAAACCGTCCACAGGGTAGACTGGTCGGAATTTTGGGAGATTTACAATAAATTCCATTCGAGAAAAATAACCTTTGACGGAGACCCGTTTTGCTGCTAGGTTGTAAGGGAACTATACTATGAGAATATTCAGAACATACGGCAACGACAAGCTCGCTAAAATAATCACCGATACGGCACTCCGGCTAGGTTACAAAGATCGGTCTTCGGCAGAAAAGGGGGACTATGTATGGTTTTACGAGGTGGGGGAGGACATGGTGGTAATGAATAGAAAGAAGATTTTTTACCACACCAGTTGCCACGGGAGTTGCCACCCCGAGGCTTTCGTGGGTCTGGAGAGCCTTTTTGTCCCGGAGGAAGCTGACAACACGAAGCTGCAACCTTTCTACGACCTTCTTGATGCGTGGAGCGGGGAGATCGCATTTGTCCAGAACGGCCCACAGGGAGCGTTGGAGAAAAATACTGTGACCAATCTCCTTTCATCACGCTTTAAACTTCAAAGAGCAATCGACAAGGTTAAGGTTTAGTATGAACTACAGAGGGACTAAAGAGTGGTTCGCGTTCATTGCCTGTGTTCTAGGGGCTCTGGTGGGTCTTGGGGTTTTCATCGCCGTTTTGGTGGGTATACCCGCCGCAGCACTTGTGTGGATAATCGAAACTATTAAAAATTAGAAGAAAGAGAATGAAAAAAGAACGATTTCAAAAATGGTGGAGAAGGGTGCGCCTTCCGTGGTGGAGTTCGGGTGACCCATTGCTTAACCCCGCCCAACACAGGGACATAGAGGTCCTGTGTCGCAAGGCCTACGAACTTGGTCTGCGGCACGCCAAAGAGAGCGACGAGGACAGCAAGTTAGGAATCTAAACGGAATTCTCACATTTGATAAATTAATTGCGCCCGGTCAGGGTTGCGGCGAGAACCAACGAGGGTTGACAACTGCTACCCGATAATCTAAAATATCTAAAGAAAGTTAAAATAATTAAAAATTCAAGTAATATTGGCGATTTGGTTGTTGACCCATTTGCTGGCTCAGGAACAATGCGCCTTGCAGCCAAAAACCTCAATCGTCAATACATTGGAATTGAGAAAGAAAAAGAATACTACGATATGAGCCGGACCGAGATGTTCAAAGAACTGGGGGGAATCCTAGCAGATATGGCGGGCGATCTGGTCCCGGCCCCGGTGGAGGCTGCGCGGGCGTTGGACCTGCGCGAGGAACTGCCGCGTTTCGGGGGGCGCGCGGATACCTATGTCGGGAGAGGCGTGGCGATCCGGTTCCCCTCTATAGAAGGGATCGATCTGGCGGAGGGCGGCGCGATAACCGTGGTCGGTTACGGCCGGGAATACCGGGTCGGGGCGGGGGAGGCGCGCGCGTTCTTAAAAAGCTACGAAGACTATCTAGAATACAATAGATGAGTAAAAAAGAAAAACCCGCCCCGGTCCGATTTTCGGTCTCGGGCAGAGACTTCCCAACCAAGATACAAGCTCTGGCGTATGAAGCTCACGGTTCGTGGTGGGCGGGAATGATGCCCGGAGGTTCGTGGCTGGCGAAGGTGGCGGGCCGGTATCTGTCTTGGAAAATCCGCAGGAGATTCGCCCGCATCCAAACGTCCATCGACTTCGAACGGAAAACGCGCGTTACCAACCCCGGGTGGTGGCGGCGGGATTAGGTGGCGGCGGCGAGGTGTTTTTTTGTCAATTTGGATGGGGTGGGTGGGAGCGTTGCGGGGATTCAAATATGTCTGTGGCGGGGGAGTTTTATATTTTGGGTTTGGAGATGGGTAGGGTGCGGGGATTCAAATATGTCTGTGGGAGGGTGGCGTTGCTGCTTTTTTGGGTGGCCTTTGCGGGTTTTTGGGTGGCCTTTGCGGGTTTTTGGGTGGCCGCGCTGGGGACTGGGAGGCCGTGCGGGTTTTTGGGTGGCCGCGCGGGGATTCAAATATGTCAAAATGGTTGGGTTGGGATCGTATAAATGGGATACCCCCGGCCCACTGGGTCCACTATAGCCACTATAAAAACCATAAACAGGGGGGCCCCCTATAATCCTATGGTAGTTATAGTAAACCCAGTGGGGATAGTATGGCAGTTATGGATAGTATGGAAAGCCTGATCTTTCGGCGTTGTGGAAATTATGGTGGTTCGAATCGAACCGTGTCAAATTATTTTTCATTTTTTCTTGTCAAATTATATTTCGATTTATTCTGTCAAGCGGATTCTAGAAATTGCCAAAGAGAATATCACATTTAAAATTTGACAGCCCCCCATCATAATTTTTCTTGACAAGGGCCAGCACCTCACCCCGCCACATATCGTCCACCTCCCAATTCTCCACCCCCTCCCGCTCGTAGTTGCATTCCTTAATCCAAGTGCGGGCCTTCTCCACCTCTTCCAGTGTAAAACCCGATTCCCATTCGGGGGATCGGGCCCGATGCGACACCTCCCGCTTCTCCCATATGATAGCTCCATTCTCCTCGTTCTCTCCCATCCCTACGTATAGAACGGTTTTGAGTAGCTTGGCGGGCCGAGTTCCCTTCCCCGGCCCCTCCCCGCAGTCTAGCGTGTGAGTTGCGCCCCGACACCGCGACCATTCGCACGGCGCACCACCGTAAATGTCGTGGCGAATCCCAAGCTCCCGTTCCCTAACTTGGCAACGCGAGCGACCCTTAAACTGATCTAAATACTTCATTTTACTTTACTTTCTACGGTTAAAAAAAGGGGGGACGTTTCCGCCCCCCCGTATGGTTTGGCTAGGCGACAACGTTGAAACGCTCCCCTCCTATTGTGACTCCGTGGATAGAGTCAAACCCGTAGGTGGCGACCTGTACTTGATCTTTTTCGGCGATACCGTGGCCAGCTTGTTTCGAAGAGGCCGATGGCCGACGAACAAATGGGGTCACTTGCTGGGCAGTTGCCCTCTCGCCGTCCATTTCCCATTCGGTTGTTGCGCCCCCTAGGTTGGCGCGCTGCGCGCCTGTTGTTTGGGTCCTGAGATAAAGCCGTCCGCTTTTCGGACAAATCTCCACCTTTCCGTGGACCAGCCACTCCCTACCAGAGGGGAGAGGGGAGGGAGTGAAATTAACTCCATCTGGAGTTTTTTTGTTGACAGCGGCCCCGTAACTACTCCCCACCAT